ATGGCTAATAATGATATAAACAGAATGAAGGAGCTCAACGAGCTGCTTGCAAAGGCTGCGGACGCATACTACAATACGGGTGTGGAGATAATGTCCGACAAGCAGTACGATGAGCTCTACGACGAGCTTGAAGCTCTTGAAAAAAAGACGGGAGTTGTCCTCAGCGGCAGCCGTACTCAGCAGGTGGGCTATGAGGTATCCTCGGGACTGCAAAAGATACGCCACACTACAAAAATGCTGTCCCTTGACAAGACCAAAAGCGTCGAGGAGCTGAAAAGCTGGCTGGGTGAGCACAAGGGCTTCCTCAGCTGGAAGCTTGACGGACTTACACTGGTGCTGACCTACAGCAATGGTGAGCTGGAGCAGGCTGTTACACGCGGAAACGGCGAGATAGGGGAGGACATAACCGCAAATGCCCGCCATATCAAGGGTATCCCTGCACGTATACCCTTTATGGGACGTCTTGTTGTCCGCGGCGAGTCCCTGATGAAGTACAAGGATTTCGAGCGCGTCAATGCTGAGATAGACGACGGCTCAAAGTACAAGAATCCCCGTAATCTCTGCGTGGGAACAGTTCGCAATCTGGACTCCCGTGTGACTGCGGAGAGAAATATCAATTTCTTTGCATTCAATCTTGTGTCTGCCGAGGGCTATGAGGAGAACTCCTTCTCAGCCCGTCTTGACTGGCTTGAAACACAAGGATTTCAGCGCGTTTACGGCTTGACAGTGACCTCTGATACAGTGGAGGGAGCAGTTGCGGACTTTGAGAAAAGTATCGCCGATAACGAGTTCCCCTCGGACGGTCTGGTGCTCATGTATGACGACGTGGCTTACGGTCTGAGTCTGGGCGAGACCTCTCACGCGCCCCGTAACGGCATTGCGTTCAAGTGGCGTGATGAGACTGCGGATACCACTCTCCGCGAGGTGGAGTGGTCTGCAAGCCGCACGGGACTTCTCAATCCCGTGGCTATATTTGACCCTGTGGAGCTTGAGGGAACAACGGTGTCGAGAGCTTCCGTTCACAACCTCAGCATAGTTAAGCAGCTCCGCCTCGGCATAGGCGATACCCTGACCATATTCAAGGCGAATATGATAATCCCGCAAGTCCTTGAAAACAAGACAGGCTCGGGCAGTCTGGAGATACCTGCGGTCTGTCCTGTCTGCGGAGAGCCCACAGAGGTGCGCACCTCCGACGAGGACGTGGAGACACTGGTTTGTCCCAATAAGGCATGTGCAGCCAAGCATATAGGCAAATTCGAGCATTTCGTCCAGCGTGATGCCATGAACATCGTGGGAATGTCCACTGCTACAATAGAGACTCTCGTCTCAGAGGGCTTTGTCCGCGAGTTCCGCGACTTCTACCACCTTGACGACTACAAGTTCAAGATAGTTGTACTGGAGGGCTTCGGCGAGAAGTCTTATCAGAAGCTTGCCGACGCAGTTGAAGCTTCACGAAATACGGAGCTGAGCCGAGTTCTCTATGCTATGGGCATACCCAATATCGGCAGACAGGCTTCAAGGCTTATCTGCGCACAGTATCCTACAGCCGTGGAGCTTGAACATCTCACCGCCGCTGAGCTCACCTCTATCGACGGCATAGGCGAGGTCCTTGCCAATGACTATGTGAAGTTCTTTGCCGACGAGAAGAACCTAAATGAGTTCCACGATCTGCTGGCGGAGCTCCACATCGAAGAAGCAGCCACAGTAAACAGCGAGTCCGCCATTGCAGGCAAGACCTTTGTTATCACGGGCTCTGTCCATATCTGGAAGAACCGCAACGAGCTGAAAGCCTTCATCGAGCAGAACGGCGGCAAGGCGGCAGGCTCGGTGTCCTCAAAGACGGACTACCTTATAAATAACGACAATACCTCCAATTCCACCAAGAACAAGACCGCCAAGGAGCTGGGCGTGCCCATAATCACCGAGGAGGAGTTTCAGGCGCTTGCCAATGCTTAATTCATAATTCATAATGCATAATTAAAACTGTAGGGGCGGCGTTTCGCCGCCCGCAGGCTACGATTATATTAGCAAGGGCGAGAGGCACTCGCCCTTTACAAATCAATATTCACTGATCACTGATCACTTTCGGGCGGATAAATATCCGCCCCTACTATTTTGAATTTTCCTGTAATAAAACATAAAGTCATTCGTCTATATAAGTGAAGGGGGTGAGAAGATGAAGCAGGAACTGCATGAGATATACGAAAAATACAGCTCCGATCTTTATGCCTTTATCCTGCGAATGTGCCGCAGCGAGCAGCTTGCAAGGGACATTTTGCAGGACACCATGCTGAAAGCCATGACAAGTGCCGACAGCTTCAAGGGGGACTGCTCCGTAAAGACATGGCTGTATACTATTGCAAGAAACCTCTGGTACGATCATCTGAAAAAAGCTGAGAACCGCAATCAGCCGCTTGATTCCGTCAGCGAGCCTGCTTCTCAGGTCAGTATCGAAGCCTGCTTTGCGGACAAGGATACAGCCCTGCATATACATCATCTTCTTCACGAGCTTGACGAGCCGTACCGCGAGGTATTTACCCTGAGAGTTTTCGCGGAGCTTAAATTTGCCGACATCGCCAAGGTGTTCGGCAAAAGCGAGAACTGGGCAGGCGTGACATATTACCGAGCCAAGCAGAAGCTTTTACAGCTTCTGAAAAAGGAGGGACTTTTATGACAGAGAAAAAAAATACCCTGCAATGTCATAGTTGACCTGCTGCCGCTGTACAAGGAGGACATTTGCAGCGAGGAGACCAAGGACATAGTTGAGGAGCATATCCGCGGATGCGAGGACTGCCGACTGCTGTGCGAAAACATGACAGTGCCCGAGATAAAAGCAAAGGAAGCTCCCACAGAGAGGGAGACCTTCAAAAAAGTGGGGAAGAAGCTGAAAAAGGGAAAGCTTTACAGACGAGTGCTGATATTCCTGTTTGCAATCATAGCGGCTGTAAATGTGGCATGGCTCAAACTGAAATTCTTTCCGTACAAGGATTTTGCATTCGGTATGGCTGAATACTATACAGATGACGGAAAGCTTTATCAGGAATCTGACGGCAAATATTATTATAATGTAGTTATGCCGAATTATTTTGAATTTTTCAGAGGAGATCTTTATATTTGGAAATCAGGGAATTATAACGAAAAAAAAATACATCGAACTGAGGATAATTCCGAGAATTATAGGTGATATCAAGTATGTGGCCGTAATAAGAACGGATTCCGCGGGTTACAGTATACCTATAACCGAGTCCGTTGAATTTGACCCAAGTGGGTATAAAGTGCATGATAACGATGAGAAAGCCAAGCAGATAATAAGTGAAAACCATGACCAGATAGAAGAGCTTATGAGAGCCGCACAGGACAAATGGGGAGAATACCTTAAATAAAACAACGCCCGAGAGTACTCGGGCGTTTTCATTATATATTCGGTATCTCGTTGACCAGCTGAGGGTCAGCAGCTTTCATGCGAGCCTTGTCCTCGTACATCATAGCGTCTACCTCGCGGAAAACATTGTCGAAGTCCATACCCTTCTTGTATTCACCGAAGCCTATGGCGATACTGTAGCCCTTTTTTGCTACGGCGTCTTTGAGCTTCTGCATGGTGAGCTCCACATCGGAGTAGGCAGCATTGGGATAGAGTATCTCGAACTCGTCGCCGCCCATTCTGTAAAAGCGGCACTTCATGGGAAGTATATCTTTGATCATAGGCATCACGCTCCTTTGATGTAATGATTAAGTATAATTATTATAACATATAAACCATTAAAAATCAAGAGATTTTAATAAAATCCGCGTTTATCGAATGACATTTTTGTGCAAATATACAAAACGTCCTTACATCTGTTTTTCAAGGATCGCAAGCGCCCAGTCAGTGTCAATGATGACCTCATCGTCTGCTGCAAGAGCTATCTTGAAGGTCTTGGCGATATGGCTGTAGTTGCCGCTGCTGAATTCAGCACGTCCCCACTGTTCTCCCTGAAGCTTTATGGCGAAATTGACAGTGCCGTCCTTTTCCTTGTTGAAGTAGACCTGTTCAATGATCTTGTCGGGTTCGCTCTTCTTTAGCTCTGCAATGAGGAAGAGCTTCTGGAGCTCGATAATTCTGTCGTCGTATTCATGGTCAAGGATAAGGAGCTTTTCGCGGAAGCTGTTCATGTCGGTGACTACGCGCTTGCGGCAGCCCTTTTCAAGCTTGATCTTCTCGTCGTATGGGTCATGGGTGAGCTCCTTCATAAAGCTTATTGCCATGGCGGGAGCGTCGGGGATATAGTGGATAAGAGCCTTGGCGTCGGGCTGGTGATAGTAGGTAGGGTAGAAAACTATGCAGTTGTTTCCGCATTTGGGACACTTCCACATAAAGAGCTCACCGCTTCTGACAAGGTCCTTGAGCTCGGGATCATCCTTGGTATTGATGCTCTCCCATACCTTAAAATCACCCTCAGTACCGCACTCAGGGCATTTTATTATCTCGTTGTGATTTTTTGACATAGTGATTCCTCTTTTCTTGATTATAAGTATAACGCTTTTACGTTAATATGCTTTATTTGTCTGGTTGAAGCAGGTCGTAAATGCCGTCCTCGGAGAGAACTCCCCGTTTCAGCTCAGCAGGAAGAAGTCCTGCTTCATCGGCAGCAAGATCACGTTTCCATGCGCTGCCTGTATAGTATTTTTCAAGCTCTGCAAGAGCTTTTTGACACTGGACACTGCCTTTTGGAAGCTTCTCGGCAGTATCCATGAGCTCCTCGTAATAGGTGATACGCTTTATCTGCTCTTTCAGAGCCTCGGATGTCACAGGCAGTTTTTTCTCGAACCTGAACATCTCAGCAAGCTCGCCGTCTTTTTCATTGGGATCGCAGTTGTGCTCGTTGTAGTATTCAACGATATGGAAGCCGCAGCGGTTAACGTAGAAGTGGATATTGCGCTTCTCGAAATATGGGGTAACTGTCTCCCATACAGTGACTTCCGGGTGCATATTCTCAATTTCCTGCCATGCCGCCTGACCAATGCCCTTGCTGTGGACAGAGGGGGATACGAACAGCAGCTCCAGGTCTCCGAAGTCGTATTCGGTCTTTATGACAACTCCGCCTACAGGCTTGCCGTCGTGGATTATGCGGTAAGCGGCTCCCTCGTCTATGGAGCGCTCAATAGTATCACGGGAGATTATCTCGCCGTCCTCCTCGAAATGGTCGTCACGCTGTCCGAATTCTTCCGTAGCACCGAAGCGGAATGCTTCCTGATTGTCCTTTATGAATTGCTCCCTGTCTGATCCTTCCAGCGGGAGAAGCTGTACTTCTGTCATGATTTTGCTCCTTTGGGGTCAAGACTGTTTTGCAGGGGCTGACACTTTCATGCGATCTGCAACAGGCTTTTTTATGAAGCGGTTATATATTTGTTTAAGCGCTAATGAACCGAATAGTCCGACTAAAAAGTATGCGTATCTGAACTGAGGAAAATGTTCCCAGCGATACCAGTTCGATCCTTGAAATGTCTCAATATCAAATCCTGGGATCTCAATAAACTTGTTGATGATAAAAAGAATACAGTTAAGAAGATTAAACATAATAATATGGAATCCCATGATAAAAAATGTGTTATCAGAAATATAATTTATAATTCGGTTTCCGTAAAGCGGCGAGCCTATCATTTCTATGATCTCCAGCCAGAAAAGAATGCCTATAATTGATGATATCATGGGGGTTATAGGGTAAGGACTGCTAAAACCGCTTAATTCAAATAAACTATTAAAAGCGATATCATAAGAAGAAGGCAGGATCATTGTCCTTATCATATTGATGAGCAGCAAACAAGACAGCAGTAAAATAGGAGAGATTTTTTTTAGCTTTTCTTCAAGTACATTGCGATAGATAATTCCCAATTCAATAAAAGGGATAAAAAATATGATTTTGAAAAGAAAAAGTTTGTAAGTTGCTACTCCATATTCTTTTACATACCAAACAATATAAATATGCAGTGTGAGGAAAAAAATCAAGATTGTTTTGCTGTTCCATTGTTTATACAACGCTTTTTTCAATAAAGCATAAATGATTTGAACACTGAAGAGCATGGGAACAAACCACATTGGAGAAACAATATCATTTATGATTCCGCTGGTAAAAACTTTTCCACATGATCGTAAAAAGTAATTAAATGATAAAGGTGGAATAGTACCTGTTTTAAAGATTTTTAAAAGCCAATCTATGAAAATAGCCGGAATAGAAATACCAAAATAAGGTAACATCAGTGTCTTGAATTTTTTTATTGTATATTTACTGAGATCTGTATTCTGATCTATCTTGTTAAAATACCCCGAAATGAACACGAACATTGGCATAAAAAACGAATTGAAAGGGAAGTAATTAGTTAGAATTCCAAAAGCGCCCCATGTGTGGGCATCAATGACCATGATAATTCCTATAGCAGAAAGAAGCATGAATTTTTTGTTTTCCTTTGCCAAAAAAATCACCCCTAAAAAATAGAAAAATTATGCTTTGCTGATGTCAGTTATACAGCTTTTTCAGACATTGCCTGTATGATCTGTATTTTTGTATCTATTGTACAGAGAACAGAAACACCTGTACGCCTGATAAAGCTTAACATCTTCATCAGGATCAATTTCAGGATTTGTTATCCATAAATTTCGTTTGCTCTTATATCCTGTTGCTTTGTCGTTCAGGATCAGGTGCTTACCGGAGTCCAGTGTAAAGATCAGCTTAGAACGAAGGCGAGGACCAATGGTATAGATATCAGAACCATCAGAAGCATTTTCATTATCATAATAATGTGTATATTTTGCTTTTACGATGTTATCAAAATATAATCGCTTGCGGCGGAACAGTATTCTGATGTCAACAAGATCGTTTTGAACGGTTATAGTTGTACCGAATATCATTTGAATTATAAACAAGACGGTGAAAATAACAACAGATATACTGCAAAGGATCAATACACATAACAGGACAAGTGCCGCGGTTTTATCTTCTATTGTAAATCCTAAAGCTATGAATATGATAATTGCAGTTAATGCAGCTATCCACGGGACAATAATTCCGTAATGGAACAATTTTGATTCATGTTTGATCCTGAATTTCATTTTTGCAGTCTCCTGAATTTAAAGGGTTCTGTTTTTCCTTGACATCAAAACTACGCACTCAACGTGCCGCGACTTACTCGATTTGATGTTTTCCTGCAAAATACTGTGCTTTCGAGTAGCGGGGGATATGTTCAATACTCTTATCACTACGGGGAAACATAGCTGAAATAGTGCCAAGGTCGGCGTTCATACGCCCAGATGCTTTTCAAATACTGCCATGATTTCTTCGACGCGCTTATCGCCGATCCCCTTGATCTGTCGGAGGTCTTTTTCAATCTCACGTAGGTCAATGGACTTGCCATCTTTCTCCAGTAGCCCGTCAGCATAGCGCATCAGAAAGGCTTGCAGCTCCTCACGGCTCATTTTCTTTATTGCACGATAGGTATCTCGGTCTATTATTTGTTTACTCATAATTACACCTTAGTATTTCAACATTTTCTCAAAAATTGAATCAACTCCGACATTGGGCGAAGATCACGAAGTTTAATTTTAGGTGCTTTTCTCTCTTCTGTTGCATATGCGCCATAATCAACCGACGTTAGATCATGTTTCCCAGCCCATCCAATCACAGCCATGTTTTGTTCGGACGGAAGTGTAACTCTATGTTCGCCACTTAAAATATACCAAAAATATACTTGGATATTAATTTCTTGAACTTCTTTCTTTGTTGTTGAAATCGTGAAATTGTCTAATATCTCTTCTATTTTTGATTTATACACTGATAATGAGGATTTAACTGAACAATGGACTTCTCTATTTTTTTCAGTATAGATAATTATATCATAGCCTGAATCTGGTTGTCCAGAATTCTTATCAACCGCTGAGACCGCATTGATTCCCTGAGAAATTAACCACTTGAGAACAAGGGTTTCAGCTAATTCACCCATAAGTATGTTGTTAAAACGTTCAGTAACACTTCTTTTATGAAGGTCTTTACGATCTTTCATCGTCTTTAGCAACGATTCTTTTGTAGTGCTAATACAGTCTAAAACATCTTGATTCGACAGAAAAGAATTCAAAATCGCATCAGTTCCTTTAATAGGTTTTTTACTTAATGACATATAAACACCTTCCGTGAAAAAATTATTGATTCTCTTCTTATTGTATGGTTAACGCTGTAAACTCTGAGTCAAATTCTTTCATTCGATTATCCTGATTAAAGAAATGGAGACCCCATATCTTATAATTGTTATCGTCCGTAAAAATAGTAACTGGTACAGCCTCTGTTTTTAGTTGAAGCAAAAATGCCTCTTTCCATGCATCTTTTTCAAGAAGTTGCGATCCTTTGGGTTCAATAAAAATCTGGAGTTGCTCAAAGCCATCAGATACATCTCTTTGGAGGAATAGCACATAGTCAGGTTCAAATCGTTCGCCATCTTCAAATGAGTAAATGTGAAAAACACGTTCATTTCTTACAAGATAAATACGGTTATACTTGTTTCGTAAATTATCCACATATGAACGGAAGTAGGCTACAAATGCCTTTTCTTCTGAAGTTCCATAGTTATCTGTGTAAACAAACCAATCTTCTGTAGAAAGATCTATTTTCCAATCGGTTTTAACTGATGGATCATTTTGTGAGATTCCAATTCCACCGTCATGTGGATCTGTATAATTGACAGTCTTGTTACGAAAAACATCTCTAATATTTCTTGCCCTAAATTCTTTTGTGCCTCTGTAAGTCTCTTCAATACCAGAAATTGAATCTGCTATTTTTCCAAGTACATAGAACACAGCTGAGTATAGGTTTTTCATAGTTGGATGCTCATCCTTACTCTGAATGTCAATACGTACAGAACCGAGATATTCATCATCCATTATAAATTGACGTGTAGATACAATATTCGGAAAATAGGAGTGAAGTGTACTAAACTTGAATATTGGATATTTCATCAATGCTTTATTAATAACAGCATAGTTTATGGTGGCAATCTCCTTAATGGTCATATGTGCAGTTTTCATGTCGACAACGAGCTCAGAATCTTGTGTGCCTTCTACCATAACAGAATCAACGCCTGAAGCACCTGTTGCGGTTTTGAACCGATATATGTCATCACGAACTGTTGGAGACAGACCATGAACATCTTTTCGGTCTTTCACTTCTCTGTCGTTTAAGAATATTAAGCCCTGTCTATACAGCTCGGTGGCTTTAAAACCTTCCTTGAGAATATATTCACGCTGTACGATTTTTTCAGTATCCAACCCTATTTCACGAAGTGCATCACGAAGCTCAGTCACATATCGATGATCATTCTGACAATGATAATAAAGCGTTTCACAGACACGCAGTTCGTTGGTAATATCATCGTCATATTTTCTCTGAAATCTTGGCTGCTCATTATCAATTTGGAATGGGCAATATCTTGCTCCTCGTCCTATTAGCTGTGCTTCTGCAATTGTTGCTGGAGATAGCTTTTTTCTTCCAGACTGTCTTGTTTCATATAAGCGGACAATGTCAAACAAATTCAGTACATCCCAGCCCTCATCAAGTTTCTTAACCTCGAAAATAGCACGATATGGGTTATTGGCGTCTTCAAGCGTATTAAGGAGGATCTGGTTTTTCGTTGCATCGTCATCCTTATTAACAGAAATGCAATGTTCTTCTGAAAAATCGTCTCGCAACTCAGCTGCTAATGTATCAAAGGAGATACCATTGTTAGCAAAATATGCAAAAGCAGAACGCACTATATCATTATTAACAGCATTGGAAAGATCTTGAAGTTGTGCACCAGTTAGATTGTGTATTTTTTCGATAAAGCTCGCCATAAATTCTTGGCTATCAGCGATTTTAGCAGCTTTAAATAGAACAACAGGCTTTATGCTCAGACGGTGGTCTTGAAAGATTTTAAGACGATATTGGCTAAGCACAAGAGCCAGTAAGGCTCTTTCCATAATTGTTAAGTCAGAACGAAGGGTGAGGATATCCTTGGAATATCTGTCGCCATAAAATCTTGCTAATGCGTAGTCAAATATAATCTTATTTTCGTATGCAGCGCGAATTGCTGGATTTGCAAGATCACAAGTTGCAGTAAATTCTAAAAGAATATTATCCGAATTCCTGTTAAATATGTTTTTTACTGTCTGCTCCCAAGAATGATAACTTGATTCTTCTTCAGCAGACAGTTTCTTTTTTGTGTCAACGTTTAGATGATGCGCTTCATCAGAGATTAGCACGACCTTCTGCTCGTCAAAATCGTCAAAAGACATACCATTTTCTTTTGCCATCCACATATCCATATGGAGTCCTTGGGTGGTAGCAAAGCAAATATTGATTGCATTATTATCAGCGTATTGAAAGTTGTCTACTTGATTAATACGTATACGTTCACCATCAAGTACAATTTCATCAGCAAACAGGTACTTAGAAGAAGCGGCGTTTGTAAAATTCTCTTTTGTTTTCTCTACAATGTTTGAGAGATTAACAAAAAACAAGAAATTACGATACCCTTGTTTGTAAAGATACAGCATAAGCCCTGCCATAATTAGTGTCTTGCCACTTCCAGTAGCCATGTGGAAAAGAACCTGAGTAGGCTTAGGACGTTTGTTGCTCTCAAAATGTGTTATAAAGTTTTCAAATGCCTGCTTTTGATATGGACGCAATTCAAAATTGGGATTTAAATTTTCAGAAATATAGGGTGGGAAAACAGCATTGCTACCATATTCACGCAGTGTGTCTATCTTTTCATATAAGAACGCCATTAATTATCCCTCCCTATAAAAGCTCCTTGTAAATGCTTTGTCTTCTTCAGTTATTCCAAATTCTTCGTCGTCCATATCGCAATAGTTCACATACAATAGATTTTTATCAAGTATTTCCATCAGGAAACGTTTTTTATCAGTTAATGAGAGAGAATCGTATTCGCCAACTGTTTCTGCTATCTTGGCTGGATTGACCTTATAACTTATAAAACCAGAATTTATCATTTTCTCGTAGATTGATGACAAAGTTTCGTCATCGGTTGCGGCTTCTATCTCATTAATGACTGCTTGATTGAGTTTAGCAAGTTCGCAATAAACAAATGAACCTCCGCCGTGCCAATTAACGGCTTTGGAAATACCACCTTGCTCGCCAAGTAATACTTTTTTTTGACGTTCTATGTCAAGGGACTCAACGTATTCGAGTTGTTCGACGCCTATAAATCTTCTATTCATTTTCTGAGCTACTGCGGCAGTTGTTCCTGATCCAAGGAAAAAGTCTAAGACTATATCACCTTCATTTGTCGCAACATCCAGAATTGCTTTAATCAGATTTTCAGGCTTTGAATAGTTAAAAGCATCTATTCCAAACAGCTCATCAATGTGTGAATTACCTTCTGAATTTTTAGCTCCGTTGAGAACGACATTTAAAAAATCTTGCATTAGAAAATCCGATATAACCGCACTCAACTTTCCGGTTTGTTCATCTTCGTCTTTAAATTTACGAGAATATGGCTTTGATATATTTAGGAACTCATAATCATCCGGAAATACTATATAACCCTTATCATAATACTCCTGAAAGGTGTCTTTTGAAACGCACCATGTTCTCTTTTCACTTGCCGGATATTGCTTTCCAGTTTTAGGATCAATCATTGTAAAAAAAGAATTAGGTCTTTCTTTGGCAGAGGTTTGCTTTGTTAAGTCGGCAAGTCTCCAAGGTCTACCCGGAAAGTCCTCGGTTTCATAGTATTGACGTTCAATCGATCTTCCCATTACTTTATTATCGTCGCCCACATTAGTGTAAACCAACACCCAATCAAAGTCTTGTGACAAATTAAACGGGACGTCAGATTTTCCATTTCTCGTTCGACGAGGAATCGTAGCTACGAAATGTTCCTTACCAAAAATATCGTCTGCCATTACTTTTAGATAATGCATTCCGTCTTCACTTATATTAATCCAAATTGTTCCGCCTTTACAGAGTAGCTTTTTTGCTACTGTAAGTCGATCTTTCATAAATACAAGCCATGTCGATAAATGAAAATTGGAATTGTACTTAAAAGTGTCTGTTGCAGTTGTTTTATCGAAATAGTAAGGCGGATCAATATAAATACATTTTATTTGACCTTCAAATCGTTTCAATAGTGAAGAGATAGCAAGGAGATTGTTACCTTTAACAATGAGATTGTCTGTGTCCTCAAATGTCGTTGCTATTTGGGAAGACACAGTTATTGAGTCTATGATAGGTTGTCCCGTAAGATCTGTGTTATAAGCTGTAGTATATCTTGTTGCGCCAACAAAAACCTTAGGGTAAAGTAAGCGATCAATTTCATCAGGTGCAAGCGTTTCGTTATAGAATATTTCCGAACGCTTTTGTTCTTCTGTTGTCTGCCCACCTTCTAATACACAATCTTTATATGGGAATACAAGTTCCACTTTTTCTGAAGAAGCAATTATGTCACCATTTTCATCTGCCAGTCCAATGTGGTTTTTGAAGCGCGTATAGCTGTCAGGTAAAAATTGACGATTATTGATTACCCAAGAAAACCCCGTTTTATCAAAAACCTTTATATCATCTACATCCGTAAAAAAACGAGAACTTGTTTCTTCATTTGAAAGAAGGAGCTTAATTAGCCCCGCATCCATTTTCATTGCTGCCTCATAGACTGCATTGCGAAGAAATGTTCCATCTTCAGCTACAAACCGCGCATCTGTTTTCAGTAACGATAGTAAGGTTTCATAAAAATTCGCCATTTTAATCTTCTCCTTCTTCAATGAACAATTCCGGTACATTGTACTGGATTTCTTCGGTATCGCGTTTAACAAGTTCGTTAGGACAATCCAACAATGCTTTTTTTAGCAGCTTCGGATTGTCTGGAGTACCTCTTACATATTTATCAGCATTTCGGCGTATATATTCAGTTGATTCCCGTTTAAATCCGCTGCGTTGAAGGATAATCCGAAGAGGGTTTGTAGTCCCATACTCTACAAATTCAAACCAATCGTGCTTCAATGGTTCATCTGGGTGTTGCCGATTATATTCCTCCGAGAATTTTAGGAAGTAATTTGATAGTCTGAAAAGAATGACATCTTCAATTGCCTCTAATGTATCAGCAATGATGATGTTTTTATGCTTTTGTGAACCATCAAATATTTCCCATTCTTTAAAATCAACTCTAACTTTTCTTTTTTTATCATCATAGTCTTTGATGCTTTGATTGATTATATTGCTTAAGCCGTGTCCTTGTATCCATTGAAGGAGCAAGACGGCATACCATGTTAGCTTAGTATAGTTTTGTCCTTCGCCCGCTCCGAGAGTACGACTCTCATAAATACGCCACTTAAAAGCAACTGCCAGCTTGTTGAGAAATTCCAATGTTTCAGAGTAATCCGCTCCTCGTTTAGTGTCTAATATTTTAGGATAAGAAACACCTTCGCTGATTAGTTTTGCTACACCTTGCATCTGATCGAATGATACATTTATATCGTCACTGGGTTTTCGTTCATCTGCTGAAAACTGTTCACGAATTTGTCTTTCAATTTCATTTGTTAGGTAAGGAGCGAATTCGCGTCGAATTCTACTATTTCTGTTGTGCACTATATCGCCAACAAGAATTAGCATAGTCTTTCTCATCAGTTCGTAATTATCCTCACTCTGCTGTTTATTGGATTTGTGTATTTCTATATTACCTGAAATGAGGGTATCTATTATTAGCCTTTTTTGGTTGGAGTTTAGTTCTATCTCAATTGATAATTTTTGTGGCGGAACTTCATCTTTTAGAAGGCATTCGTATTTTTGCAAATCTTCCTCTCGCTCCTGTTTCTGTAAACGAACAATAAAGACATTTCCATATAAATTATATTTTGCTCGTCCAACGCGCCCAACAAGGTTTTTGAAATCAACCTCTGAAAATGTACTCAATCCTTTTTTATAGCTTGTAATAAACAAATTCTCTGCCGGTAGATTAACTCCTTCAAGAAGTGTACTTGTGCAGAACATTGTTTTTATAAGCCCATCGCGATAATAATCTTCAAGCTGCATACGGATATTAGCTGGGAGATAACCTATATGATAGGCAACCCCTCTTTCTACCAACTCAGCAAGATAATACTCTCTGTGAACATCGGTTCGAATTGCCTCTGCAAATGCTTGTAATTTTTTATCGCCCATTATTGCTTGTGTTTTTGCATAATCTCTGGCAAATTGAATAGCATCATTTTTCGACTTGCAGTACACTATGTTATGACGTTTGTCACCGATACGAGCAATGATTTCGCTTAGGGAATATTGCCGTTTCATTTGATGAAGCAAAATAAACTTTTTTGTATATGAATCAAAGATACGGATATTTCTCTCCCACAAATCAACAATATACTTCAATTGACTGACCGGGGCATATCTACACGCAACAATGGAATTGTCGTCAAGGCGTTTTTCATTTGTCAGTGTATCAAGATACACATTGGGATTAGGTATATTTGGAGAAGCAAACACAATATGTGTGTCGCTATGACGCTCTTCTAATTGATTGATTACTTTATAATAGAACGCGCTTCTTTTATCACCAGAAGATATTTTGTGTGCTTCATCCACAAATAGATAGTCGATTTTTATTTTTGGATCATCAATCAATATGTAAAGCATTCGTTCAGGCGTCAGAACAAAAATATAGTTGTGTTTTGTTTCAAGTGCCATTGAGCCTGATGAAGTGACAATACGATAATCCGTTTCCTTTAAAAGTGTAGTAAGACTTTCAATCAATTCACTCGTTACTTCGTTTATTAATGCTTTTGTTGGAATTAGCAGGGCAAAGTTCTTCTTAGCTCCGTTCATAATTTGTTGTTTAATAAAAACACGCATCATGAATGATTTGCCCATTGATGTAGGAGCTGAGTAACTGAAGCATGACTTTGAAAGCCTATCATATATTTCCTTCTGTGCCGGAAAGAAATGAGAATCATCTTCCGAAGGAACCGATAAGTAGTTCATATTAAAATGCATAAGGATCTCATCAAGAAAAGATGCACTTGCATATTCGGGAGTTAGACGGCGCATTCCTAAAAAATGTCCAGTATTCGCAAGCACAGAACCGAGATAATATTTTATCTGTTCATCATGCGGATACATATCATACAGAAGAGCTACAATTTCCTGCGCTCGCGTTTTATGTATATCTGAGAGATTTGTGCCACAAGATTTTGATAGAACATCAGCAAAAGTTAGGGCATGTCCAATATTGATCGGCATTTCTTCTATTTCATCTAATTGAAATAGACGCTTTGAATAATTCACGAGAATGCTATGGTATATTTTTTGCAGATACAAATTCTCATCTATTCTGGAAAACAAATGCTCTCCGAAGGTGACATCTCTGAAATTACTCATGACATACCTCCTCCGGACTGTAGTAACTTATCCATGATATTCTTCTTATCCTCATCTGCATCAGTAAATGGAAGCATATAGATATACAGTGAATAACCATCGAGACCATATTGCATAATTTTCGATTCAATATAAGGAACTTGTTTCAATATGTCCTGTTTAAGTTGCTCGCGCACATCAGTCTGATAGTCGTCAATTGTTTTTCCATTTGAAGAAACCCCATTTAATGTGTAACCAAGAAATAAACCGAATGCGGTTGCAGGTTTATTTGCATTAGCTTCAGTTGGTAGAATTATTGCTTCAAGTTGATTATACACTTCTGCAGGAAAAGATGCTGCAAAAATACTTGATTCAACAAATCTTCGCTCATCCTTTTTTCGGTTTTTAAGTTTTTGCGCATACGAAAAGGCGGAATCAATAGCAGACTGAAGGTCACCATCAATAAAAGAAGTCCCCAGTATTATTTGATTAAATGGGACAGTAGCATCAGCAGTCAAAAGGTGTATACCAACACTTTCACTTGTAAAAAGACCGCCATGGTTACTGAATTCCACCTTGCTCATTAATTTCGGGGCATTGAGGACTTGCTCTAAAAAGATATAAAGAAGAAGTTCACCAAGTTCATTTCCAGATGATAAGTGACCTTTTGCCATTAGTTCTTTGATGTGTGCTATAGCATCGTAGGCAAGTGCGGAAATCTCATCTTCTTCCATATACTGCTTTATTAGCCGCCTTGAATAAACATAGTACCCGATATTGTTACGTAGATGTTTCCAAAGGCAGTGATAATCGAAGTCATAATCATCAAATTTCAAACAGAATATCTGAAGGTCATGGGTTGCTGATATGCTTAGACATTCACTTGATATAGGTGTAAAAACCTTATTAAATGTTCCTTTGCTGGTAAGGGGGATTGAAGCCTTTGTTTTAGGTTTCGTAACTTCATATAACGTGATAGTATCAGTCATTGGGCTGTAAGCAGAAGAATAATCTTTTTTGATCGATTTTGTAAAATCAGCCTCAATAGTATTATCTGTTTTGGCAATAGCGTAAATGAAAATATCTGTCAAGAATTCAGACAATACAAACTCGTTTTTGCTTTTTAATTCATGTTTTGTAAGGCTGCTGATTGCCCCGAGTTGAGTATTATCAGCAATGGCATGGTCTTTAAGAATAATGCTTTTTAGTGCAAGGACAGCATTCTTTTTTCGTGCTTCTTCCATAGCAGGTATAATAATAGTAATAAAATATCGCTCGATAGCACGGGCATCCTTTGTTAGAGCCATTTGCATGACTTCTGTGGGAAGGTTTTGACTTGAAGAGTGAATCTTGTTGAAATTAGGATATGAATAGGAAACCTCATATCCATCAGCTGATGTGTATGAGAAAGCCTTTGCTCCGTCTTTGCATAACGATATCATAAGCTTCTCGCAGAAGGAATCAAATTTTCGCTCTGCAGGAATAGTACATGATGTCATGATTCTTACGTAAGAGCCTACGCAAAGATGCTCCATTTGATTACCTCCTATCGCTATTACTGGATATTCAGATTATTTCTTAATAACATCTACGATATCGCCTATGTTACAATTCAATGCTAAACATATCTTACCAAGGACTTCCATGCTTACAGCTTTATTCTTACCCATCTTTGCAATTGTAGATGAAGTTATGTTTGTTATTTCCATTAGGTCTTTTTTCATCATATTCTTATCAATCAATAGTTTCCATAATTTATTATAGCTAAATTCCATCCGCGATCCTCCTAACAAGTATTGTAACTCCTCATTTTTACATTATAGCATATTTCTTTAGAGATTTCAAGACAAAATTGAAAAATGTCGTTTTAATCTTTGCAAAGTCAAAGTTATGAAAACAAACCGATGAAGCAAAAAGGCTCCTGCAAAAACTGCAGGGGTCTTTTTCATTCTGAAAATCTTCCGACAATATTCTTTTTTGATTCGTTTTTCTAAAACGCCTTTTTAAGTACAATGAGAAATAAGGATAGTGTTGGCAGATAGGATTAGCTCGCATTAAAATCTTTTCTGCGGCTTTAATTTGAGAAATTGTCAAAGGAGCAATAAAAATGGAAAATAAAGGAAAATCATTCAAAGAAAGAATGGCGGCTGACCTGCTCACTGCCGTAAGCACCTATCACTCCCCGGAAATCGCCACTTCCGTGATTGACCACTACGGTGATCTCCGCAGTATAAGCCGCTGGAGTCAGGAAGAAATGATCGACGATCTCATCAGCAAGATGAACGATTTGGACTGACCATTTGCTAAAAGCGCAGAAAGTGTCCTATTGTATGTGGAGGCAGTTTTTTGCCACCAGCATTTTCGATAAAAAGTGTTCAGAAACATCTGTTCGCATCAGTCGAAACAGCGATTTTATTTTGTAATATCAAAAAAGTTGCACACAAACGTGCAACTTTCGGGCTTATCGGAGCTATTTATGGAGGGCTTTATAAAAAATATCGTCCGGAGGTTAATAATCTGACACCTTTCTTGGACTGTATTTCAGGAAGGCAGATGTAAATTTTCCGTGAACGATTTCCAATAATCAACGGTTTCCCGTTGTATGAACCCGCTTTTCTGCCCCTTTATAGAAGCACATCGTCCAATGCCGCTGGTTATCTCCAGTGGTAATAAAAGACACCCGTCCCGGACAAGACGTTAAACTGTCTGCTGCTGCATACTGCGCCGAGTGATCAACGGTGGCTCAACGGTCTGCGGTGGCACAAATGAATACACCGGCTGTCAATTGAGCTGACGGCTGCAATCCTGAATGGAGTAATCCATCTGGAATGCGGTCTGATTTGTCATGCCCATTTGCCGGTAGAGATTCCTCCATTCGCAAGTCAAATGGAGGATTTTTTATGTCAAAACAGTTTTACCTGCCAATGCGTGATGCCAATGATCCGCACAAAGTTACCCTGATTCCCGTTTCCGAGGAAGTCTATACCAATATCACACCGGAAACAAACCGTATCCGCAGCCGTCGCCAGTATCATGGGCAGTGCTGCTGCACGAAGCAGTACCTTTGGAAATGTGACGGAGACTGTGACGTCTGCGAGTATCGTGCTGCCGGGGACAACCTTTCCCTCGATTATGAGACGGAAATGCACGGCGACACCTTCGCAGATACATTTGATACCGAAGAAATCGCAACTGACCAGATTCTGATGCGTCAGCTTCTCGAACGGCTGAAAGAACTGATGCCCGAAGCCATCACTGTCGGTCAGATGTGCCTTGATGAAGATATGTCCGAGCGGAAGTGTCTGGAACAGCTCAATCTGAAGCGAAGCACCTATCGTTCACAGCTTGAAAAGACACGGAAACAGCTTGAATCCGAGTTCGGAAAATTTTTCTGAAAAAGTTTCGTCCAAAACGCCCTTGATCCTGTAGTGGGTTGTGAAGGGAGGTGAACGACACATGAACAGGAAAACCCAAGAACTGATCGACACCCTGATGGCAATCTCTGTGGTGTCAAAGAGACTTGCAAAAAATCTGGCAAAGGAGGACAAGCATAATGGATCCGATGATGGAACTGGTAAACGCCCTGAATGCACTTACTGCTGCATTACAGAAATTCTCGTCGCAGACAACTAACGCCTATCTTGACACGTTCGAGGAAATCTACGATCCCGATAAGGACGAGCCGCAGGCAGCGGAAGCACCGAAGGAACAGCCGACACCGAAGAATGAAGAAGCGACTGTCACCTTTGTGCAGCTCCGCAGCCGACTTTCGGAGATTTCCCGCAGCGGCAAGACGGCGGAGGTCAAAGAACTGATCGCCAAGTACGGTGCATCCAAGCTCTCGGATATTGCCGAAAGCGACTACGCCGCTGTGCTGGCAGAAGCGGAGGGATTGTGATGCCCGGAACACACGCGATTCTGTCACCGTCAAGCAGCGAGCGCTGGATCAACTGCCCGCCCTCCGCAAAGGAGAACGCGGGCGGCGACACCGGCAGCACTTACGCGCAGCAAGGCACAGATGCACACGCCCTCTGCGAGTACAAAGTCAAGAAGGCACTCGGCTTCAAGGTGCGCGATCCCACTGACGATCTGGAGTACTTCGACGAAGAAATGGCAGAATGCACTGACGCTTACTGCGAATTCGTCATGGAGCAGGTGCAGGAAGCTAAGCAGTCCTGTCCCGATCCGCAGGTATTGGTCGAGCAGCGCCTCGACTTCACACGCTGGGTTGCTGAGAGCTTCGGCACCGCAGACTGTATCATTGTCGCCGATGGCACGATGACCGTCATCGACTTCAAATACGGTCTCGGCGTACTTGTCGATGCCAATGGCAACAGCCAGATGCGGATGTATGCGCTCGGCGCTTTGAATCTCTTTGAGAGCCTGTATGACATCCAGACCGTCCGCATGATCATCTTCCAGCCCCGCCGGGATAATGTCAGCATTGCGGAGGTCACGAAGGAGAAACTGCTCGGCTGGGCGGAGGAAGTTCTTATCCCTGCTGCGGCACTTGCGGCAAAGGGCGAGGGTGACTATAGCGCGGGAAAGCACTGTCAGTTCTGCAAGATCAAGGCGACCTGCCGCAAGCGGGCGGAATATAATCTCCAGATGGCGCAGTACGACTTCGCTGTCCCGGACACACTTGCCGACGATGAGATCAGCATGATTCTCGATCGCGCCGACACCTTCATCGGCTGGGTGAACGATGTCAAAGCCTATGCGCTCGAACAGGCAATCAGCGGCAAGCAGTATCCCGGCTTCAAGGTCGTGGAAGGACGCAGCAACCGCAGATACACAAATCCCGATGCAGTTGCAGCGGCTGTCACCGATGCGGGCTACGATCCCTTTGAGAAAAAGCTCATGGGCGTGACTGCCATGACCAAGCTGCTCGGCACCAAGAAGTTCAACACCCTGCTCGGCTCCCTGATTGAAAAGCCGCAGGGCAAACCCACACTCGTACCAGAGTCGGACAAACGCCCGGCATGGACAATCAATGATTTTCAGGAGGAAGATTAACATGGCAAAGATTATCAATCCCACAAAGGTCGTTACTGGCAAGAACACCCGCTTCAGCTACCTCATCGTGAATGAACCGAAGGCGATCAACGGCGGCACTCCGAAGTACAGCGTGAGCCTCATCATCCCGAAGTCCGATACCATGACCGTCGAGAAGATCAAGGCTGCGATCAAGGCTGCCTACGACGAGGGGCAGGGCAAGCTCAAGGGCAACGGAAAGTCTGTGCCGCCGCTGAAGGCAATCAAGACTCCGCTGCGTGACGGAGACGAGGAACGCCCCGATGATGAGGCATACGCAGGCTGCTACTTCATCAACGCCAACAGCGCTACGAAGCCCGGTGTCGTGGATGCTTCCTGCCAGCCGATTCTCGATACCAGCGAACTGTACTCCGGTATCTACGGCAGAGCGTCAATCAACTTCTACGCGTTCAACACCAACGGAAACAAGGGCATCGCCTGCGGTCTAAACAACCTCCAGAAGCTCCGCGACGGTGAGCCTCTCGGCGGAAAGTCCCGTGCTGAGGACGATTTCGCAGACATGGACGATGACGACGACGATTTCCTTTCGTGAGGTGACGGTATGAATACAGTATTCACGATGATTATGGGTGTGTCCGGCTGCATTATGATGCTCTGCTGGACAACCATCTCGATCACTATTCTGATCGACACCTTCAAGAACCGTAAGAAATAACAACGCAATGTCGGGAGGGCGACTGGCGGGATACCGTCCGGGTGGGTTTAAGGAAGTGTTACCATGAAAATCATAGAAATTGATCTGGAGACTCGGAGTGACCGTGACATCACCAAGTGTGGTGTGTACGCTTACGCCGACTCTCCGTATTTTGCTATCACGCTGATGAGCGTCTCAGTTGATGACGGCGCAGTGCAGCTTTATGATCTGGCGAACGGCGATCGTGTACCCGAAGATATCTTGACTGCTCTCACCGATGAATCGGTCATCAAGCGGGCATTCAACGTGCAATTTGAGCGTGTATGTCTCTCCAGATATCTGCGGGAAGAATATCCGCAGATCTTCCGCAGCTACAGCATTGATGCCGATACCGTCGGTGATTATCTGAGTCCTGTCGGCTGGCAGTGTACCATGATCCATTGCAGGACGCTCGGTCTGCCATCGACACTGGCTTCTGCAGGTGCTGCGCTGAAACTGGAACAGCAGAAAATGCCGGAGGGCAAGGCGCTCATCAAGTATTTTTGTGTACCCTACGAAACGGTGAACGGTATTCCGAAGTTCCACACCCCTGCCGATGCACCGGGTAAGTGGGAAACCTTCAAGGCGTACAACAAACAGGATGTGGAGGCGGAGCTTGCCATTGACCAGCGCCTTTCACGTTTCCCGGTACCGGATTTTATCTGGGAACAGTTTTATCTCGATCAGGAGATCAACGATCGCGGCATCTGTGTTGACATGGAACTGGTCGATGCAGCGCTTACGCTTGATGCTCAGGCGAAGGCAACGCTGTCGGCGGAAATGCGCAGGCTTACTGGTATCGAGAACCCAAATTCCGTGTATCAGCTTCTGGAATGGCTCGGTGAACAGGGATATAAGTCGGACTGTCTTGACAAAGCTGCCGTGAAGGAACTGCTCAAGACAGCGAAAGATCCGGTGAAGTCGGTGCTGGAGCTGCGGCTTATGCTTTCAAAGTCCAGCGTCAAAAAGTATCAGGCGATGCAGACAGCTGCCTGTTCCGATAACCGCGCAAGAGGAATGTTCAGCTTTTACGGCGCTTCCCGCACTGGACGCTGGGCAGGGCGCATTATTCAGTTACAGAACCTGCCACAGAATCATATTCCTGACCTGACCGAAGCGAGAAATACAGTCAAGTACGGTTATTACGATGAAGTCGAGATGTTCTATGAGGATGTGCCAGATACGCTGTCGCAGCTCATCCGCACCGCTTTTGTACCCAGACCGGGATATAAGTTTATTGTTGCGGACTTCTCAGCGATCGAGGCGCGAGTTATAGCGTGGATCGCCGGAGAGCAGTGGCGCATGGATGCATTTGCGAACGGCGCAGATATTTACTGCGCGTCGGCATCAAAGATGTTCGGTGTTCCGGTCGTGAAGCATGGCATCAACGGCGAACTGCGTCAGAAGGGCAAGGTCGCAGAGCTTGCCTGCGGTTACGGCGGAAGCGTCGGCGCAATGAAAGCAATGGGCGGCGATGCCCTGAACCTTTCCGATGCCGAGCTGAAGCAGATCGTGACCGACTGGCGGGATGCCTCACCAAATATCGTCAAGCTCTGGTGGGCTGTCGATGATACGGTCAAGAAAGCGATAAAGCAGAAAACCACCACAGAAACACACGGATTGCAGTTCAGCTACCAGAGTAAGATGCTTTTTATCACGCTGCCTTCCGGTCGTAAGCTCTGCTACGCGCACCCGCAGATCGGTGAGAATCAGTTCGGTGGCGAGTCCGTCACTTATATGGGCGTGGGTGCATCGAAGAAATGGGAGCGTATCGAGAGCTACGGTCCGAAGTTCGTCGAGAATATTGTTCAGGCAGTCGCTCGTGACCTGCTCATGTTCTCTATGCAGACGCTGTCGCACTGTTTTATCGTCGGTCACATACACGACGAAATGATCATCGAGGCAGACCGCAGGATGTCACTTGATGAGGTCTGCCGACAGATGGAACGAACGCCTGCATGGGCGGAAGGTCTGCTCCTGCGGGCTGACGGATACGAGTGCGAGTTTTATAAAAAAGACTGATTGTTTCGTCCAAAACGCCCCTGATTCTGTAGTGGGTTGTAGAGCAGAGATGCTCTCCCCACTTCTGGGGGCAGCAAAGAATGAAGGGAGAATGGCTATGTTTTATGTGAAGGAAAAGACCGATGAAATCGAGGTCAAGGTGGAGCTGAACAGCGAGAACGTGTTCTGTGCCTGCCCCGACTGCGGTAAAGAGGTCGCCGTTGACCTGTCGTGTGTGTTCGCCGACGGTCTTGGTGATATGTACGGAACGGCAGTCCTCTGCAACGAGTGCGCTTGGAAGAGACTGCACGTGAAGCTGAAAAGAAAAGAGGGATAAGATGAAATACAGTATTGAATGGTTTTATGCACTGGTCAGCGGTAAGCTGGTCAAGCCGGAGAACGTCTATGTGAAATGCCCCCGCTGCGGAAAGCTGTGCAACAAGGGCTGCGACAGGAAGCCCTGCGGCAGAAACGAGGTCAAGCATGGCTGATTTCTATAACAACGAAGGCTATGCCAGCCCGACCGAGTATGAGGCTTTCACGCATATCGAGAAGGAGGAGAAGGCTGCGGCAAAAGCTGCTGCCTTCCGTCCGGTCGTGTATATCTGTTCGCCTTACTCCGGTGATACCGAGAGAAACGTAGAGAAGGCTAAGAGATACAGCCGCTTTGCTGTTGACCGGCACTATCTGCCGATCACGCCCCATATATACTTCACGCAGTTTATGGACGACAATATCCCGGAAGAACGGGATACAGCCATTTTCATGAACTGGGTGCTGATGAGTAAGTGCGTGGAGCTGTGGGTGTTCGGCGAATATATCAGCCCCGGCATGAAAGCGGAGATCGACCGTGCAAAACGCAAGCACATGAAAATCCGTTATTTTACGGAGGATTTGGAGGAAAAGATATGAAGTTTACCCTGTACACTGCCGATTGTACCGGCAACGCAAAGAATACGATTTACCCGAATCAGAAGGTCATTACCTCGGAAGCGGATCTCCGCAAGGCAGTCACGTTCGACCATGTGTGTGCGCTGTATGTGAATAATGCCCGCAGCGATGCCAATTTTCAGCTTTCAGATGTTGTGCCGATGGACTGCGACAATGACCACAGCGACAATCCCGATGAGTGGATCACGCCGGAAAAGCTGTCCGAGATGCTCAGCGATGTGGAGTATGCAATCACATACAGCCGTCATCATATGCTGGCGAAAGGCTCTGTAACAGCCCGCCCTCGTTTTCATGTATTTTTCCCGACTACGCCCTGCAAGGATGCCGCATTCCATAAGAACATCAAAGCCCGCATCTACAAGGAACTGCCATTCTTTGACGGCAATGCACTGGACGCTTCACGCTTCCTGTATGGCTCGAAGGGCGATGTGGTCTGGCACGAGGGCAGCCTGTCGATTGAGGACTGGCTCACGCTCATGAAGTCGAACCGCAGTATTCCGCAGGGACAGCGCAACAGCACCATGTCCCGTATGGCGGGCAAGCTGGTCAAGCGTTTCGGTGTGACGGATGATGCCCATGCGAAGTTCCTCGAAAAGGCAGCGGAATGCGATCCGCCCCTCGACGATGAAGAGCTGGAAGGCATCTGGGCAAGCGCCTGCAAGTTCGGCAAAATGGTCACATCACAGGAAGGATATGTGCCGCCCGACCAGTTCGGTGATAATGTGCTGATCCCGGACGATTTCTCAGATGTCGGTGAAGCCCGCACATTCGTAGAGTGCTTTGGTGATGAGATCGCATTTACGATTGCTACGAATTATCTGCGCTATAACGGCACCTACTGGGAGGAATCAGAACAGGCGGCTGTCATGGCGATGATCGAACACACGGACGTTCAGCTTGCTGAGGCAGAACGCAAAATGGAAGATGACCTATGTGCATTGGAGAAGCTGGGCGTTCCGAGAGCGTTGGCGAAGGCAGGCGGCAAGAAGTTTCGTGATAGCCTGACTCCGGAACAGGGCGCTGCATACGGGCTGTTCAGATTTTCCGAGCTGTATCATGATTTCGTATTGAAATACCGTCATATCCGCAGCCTGAACCATGCCCTTGATGCCGCAAAGCCGCTGGTGCTGAAGCACCCGGAGCAGCTTGACGGTGATCCGATGCTGCTGAACACTCCCGGCGGCACCTACGACCTTGCCAAAGGTCTCGACGGCTGGAGAGCGACTGATCCGACCGACCTGATAACGAAAGTGACGGCGGTCGTGCCGAATGAGGAAGGTCGCCAGATCTGGGAGGACGCCTTGCAGGTTTTCTTCTGCGGTGACCAGAGCCTGATTGACTATGTGCAGATGATCTGCGGTCTCTGTCTGATCGGCAAGGTATACACGGAAGCGATGATTATTGCTTATGGTGACGGACGCAACGGCAAGTCTACCTTCTGGAACGTCATCTACAAGGTGCTGGGCAGTTATTCCGGCAATATCTCCGCCGATGCGCTGACCGTCAATTGTAAGCGCAACGTAAAGCCTGAAATGGCAGAGCTGAAGGGCAAGCGACTCATCATTGCGGCGGAGCTGCAGGAAGGGATGCGCCTGAACACCAGCGTGGTAAAGCAGCTCTGTTCGACTGATCCCATTTTCGCCGAGAAGAAGTTCAAGGCTCCGTTCTCCTTTGAGCCGAGCCATACGCTGGTGCTGTACACGAACCACCTGCCGAAGGTGGCGGCTTCTGATGACGGCACTTGGCGCAGACTGATCGTTATCCCGTTCCATGCAAAGATTCAGGGGCAGGACGACAAGAAGAATTATACACAGTACCTGATCGACAATGCAGGCGGTGCGGTTTTGTCGTGGCTGATCGAGGGTGCCATGAAAGTGGTTGCCGCCGATTTTAAGGTAGACCGCCCGCAGTGTGTGTTAGATGCAATCGGAGCCTACCGTGAAGGCAATGACTGGCTCGGCTCTTTCATCAATGATTGCTGTGAGGTCGATAAGAGCTATATGGCAAAATCTGGAGATCTCTACAAAGAGTATCGTGATTATTGTACAGCAAACGGAGAGTATGTTCGTAGCACTACCGACTTTTATGGCGCATTGGAGCAGGCAGGTTTCAAACACAAAAAGACCAATAGCGGAAGGTATATCATGGGACTTTGTCTCAGGGTTGACTTCCTCGACTGACACTTTCATCATACGAAAAGCAACGTAAAATCGGGAAAGTGACAGTCGGTGAACCTCATATCCAGACCTTACGCAGGCGAGAAAAATATGTATTTTTTCTTCCTATGGAAAGGTTTGCAAACGACATTCACCGACCGTCACTTTTGCCCGGAAAGGTCGAATCTATGCGAGAAAAATCAATTGAAGAAAAAATGGTCGCTGCCGTGAAAGCAGTCGGCGGTGTCTGCTGGAAGTTCACATCTCCCGGAACAGCAGGTGTGCCTGACCGCATCGTATTGATGCCGTCCGGCAGAATCGGCTTCGTGGAGGTCAAGGCTCCCGGCGAAACGCCCCGTCCGCTGCAGCGCTTGCGTATCAGAACACTTCGGCGGCTGGGCTTCAAAGCCTTTGTGCTGGACAATCCGGAGCAGATAGGAGGAATCATTGATGCAATACAAACCTCATGATTATCAGAAGTTTGCCGTGGACTTCATCGAAACACATCCGCAGGCGGCGGTATTATTGGAATGCGGATTAGGCAAGACGAGCATAACGCTGACGGCGCTGAACGATATGATGTTCGACCGCTTCGAGGTCAGAAAGGTTCTTATCATCGCACCAATCCGTGTATGCAAGAATAGCTGGGCGGCAGAAATCAGCAAGTGGGATCATCTCAAAGGGCTGACCTACAGTTTGGTTCTCGGCAGCCGCGACCAGCGCCTTGCAGCTCTCCGGCAGAAAGCTGACCTGTATATCATCAACCGCGAGAACGTGCAGTGGCTCATCGAAAGCAGCGGAATGCCGTTCGACTTTGACATGGTGGTGATCGACGAGCTGAGTTCCTTCAAGAACCATCAGTCCAAGCGCTTCAAGGCTTTGCGGAAGGTGCGCCCCTTCGTGAAGCGCATTGTAGGGCTGACCGGTACACCATGCAGCAACGGTCTCATGGATCTGTGGGCGCAGTTCCGCCTGCTGGACAAGGGAGAACGCCTCGGAAAACGTATCGGTCAGTACCGCGATGCCTACTTTACACCGGACTGGAACGGCTTTACCTATTCTCCCAGACCGGGTGCAGAGAAACAGATATACACCAAGATTGCCGACATCAGCATTTCCATGAAAACAACCGACCACCTGAAAATGCCGGAGCTTGTGATGACGGCTGATTCCGTGGAGCTGGATGAAGCGGCAGCGACATTCTACAGGGAAATGGAACAGGAAATGTGCGTGGACTTCGTGCGTGATTCCATAACGGCAGCAAACGCAGGTGTCCTGTGTGGAAAGCTGACACAGCTTGCCAGCGGTTCGGTTTATACCGACGGCGGCAGCGTGATGCGGATACATTCCCACAAGCTGGATGCGCTGGAAGATCTGATCGAAGCGCAGAACGGCAAGCCGGTACTGATTGCGTACTGGTACAAGCACGAGCGCGACAGCATTATGGAGCGCTTCGACTGCCGGGAGATCAAGAGCGATGCCGACATCGCCGACTGGAATAAGGGCAAAATCCCAGTCGCACTGATTCAGCCTTCTTCCGCAGGTCACGGTCTGAACCTCCAGTCCGGCGGCAGCACCATCATCTGGTACACGATGCCGTGGTCGCTGGAGCTGTACCAGCAGACCAATGCCCGACTCTGGCGACAGGGGCAGCAGTCCGAAACAGTCGTCATCCATCACCTTGTTGCGGCGGGAACGATCGACGAGGACATCATGAAGGTTCTGGAAAACAAGGACAAGACACAGGCGGCGATGATGAAAGCCGTGAAAGCGAGGGTTAAATGACGGAAGGATACAAATTACTGGCGGCAGCAATTATCAAGCAGTGTCTCTTGGATTACCGGGAGGCGCTGCAATCACACGATATCATAACAACGCTTGAATGTGAACAGTTCCTGCGGTCGCAGTGGTTTGACTTCATGTCGGATATGAACGGCGAAAAGCTGATAAAAATGATGAGGGAGGAATTTGCATGAAAGAATACTGGGAGCAGGCAGAACGACTCCGCAGACGCATCCAGCGTAAGATACACGAAATCCATCTGTTGCGGCAGAGGGCGGAGGGCATGAACGGCAGTGGCATCAATGATATGCCGAGGACGGTATCACCTGACCGCAGCAAAATGGAAGGCACCGTTTTTAAGATCATGGCGCTGGAGCAGGATATACAGGAAACGCAGGCAGAATACGATGCGCTGATTGCTGGTATGGAAACCCGCATCAATGCAGTACAGGACAGCGATGCCCGTGACCTTCTTTCCAAACGCTATCTGGAGTTCAAGCCGTGGAGTGCCGTTGCTGCGGAGATGTTTATCAGCAAGCGCAAGGCTTATTATATCCACGCAAAAGCCCTTGAAAGTTTGCAGTCCGATGCAGTCCAATTCACTTGAAAACACTGGAAATGTGTGCTATAATGTATAATAGAAGAATATGTAAAAAGCCGTTGTGGGTATCCGCAGCGGCTTTTGTTATGCCCGAAGGAGGTGTCGGCGATGCCGAGGAAGGCACTGAAACCATGCAAGCACCCCGGCTGTCCGAGACTGACCGAGGGTGCGTACTGTGACGAACACAAGCCCCTGCACCCTGAGCGTCCGTCAGCCGCCAAGCGTGGCTACGGCAGCAAGTGGCAGCGTGTCAGCAAGGCGTACCTGCGGAAGCACCCGCTGTGCGTGAAGTGTCTGGCGCAGGGAAAGTATGTGACCGCAACGGTCGTTGACCACATCGTTCCGCACCGAGGTGACCATTACCTGATGTGGAGCGACACCAACTGGCAGGCGCTATGCAAGGCGTGTCACGATAAGAAAACCGGAACTGAAGACAGCAGACCGGAATACTCCTACTAATTTCCGCTTTCTCCTAAAATGATATGCTTTTTAGGAGAATGGGGAGGGCTGGGGGCTGCCCGGTGGGGGTATCGAAATCTCTACGGTGCAACGATCACAAGACCGGCGCCCCCTCTCACGCACAAAAAGTGCAGTTCAAACACCCGATTAACCCCCCTCGAATATTTTACAAGCCGAAATCCGCGTGGTTTCGGCATTTTTTATAGGCAGGTGATGATATGGCAAAGGACGGTACAAACCGTGGCGGACGACGTGTCCGTGCAGGTGACAAGCCGAAGCCTCTCGCCGAGAAAATTGCCGCAGGAGAGGATGCCGACATCATCGAATTCACCCCGACCGCGCTGGAAGGTGCTGACCTTGATGATGCCGCTGACCTTGTCGGTGAGGATATGCCCTCGCCGAGTGAATACCTCTCGGCACGGCAGAAGGACGGCAAGCCCCTCGGCGCTGATGAAATCTACAAGGAAACATGGATATGGCTGAAGAATCGCGGCTGCGAAAAGCTGGTGAACAAGCGACTGCTCGAAAGCTACTCGCTGGCGTTCGCTCGTTTCATCCAGTGCGAGGAAGCGCTCTCAACCTACGGTCTGCTCGGCAAGCACCCGACGACCGGCGGCGTGGTCGCTTCTCCGTTCGCATCCCTCAGCCAGTCCTATCAGAAACAGGCAAATCTGCTCTGGTACGAGATTTTCGATATCGTGAAGCAGAACTGCACAACCAAATTCGACGGCTCTCCGCAGGACGATATGATGGAGCAGCTACTCCGCAGCAGGAAGTGAGGTACACATGAAAACAACGACAGACTTTCAGCTTGTCAGCACAGACAAGCTCATACCTTATGTGAATAACGCCCGCACTCACTCGCCGGAGCAGATCAAGAAGCTGCGTTCCTCGCTGCGTGAGTTCGGATTCGTCAATCCGGTCATCATCGACCGGGAATACAATGTCATCGCAGGTCACGGTCGCCTGATGGCGGCGAAGGAGGAAGGCATCACGGAGGTGCCGTGTGTATATGTTGACCACCTGACCAATGCGCAGAAGAAAGCATACATCCTTGCCGACAACCGAATGGCGCTGGATGCGGGCTGGGACGAGGAGCTTCTCGCCGTGGAGATGCAGGAACTGCAAGACCTCGGCTACGACCTCTCTATGACCGGCTTCGATGAAAAGGAACTGGCTGACTTGTTCTCCGACGGAACCGGAAGCGATGCGAAGGACGATGATTTTGACCTGACCGCAGCGCTGGAGAAGGCAGCGTTTGTGGAGCGCGGTGATGTGTGGATGGTCGGCAGGCATCGCCTCATGTGCGGTGATGCGACCAGTCCCGATGATGTAAATACACTTATGGGCGATACGAAAGCAAATCTCATTCTGACCGATCCGCCCTACGGTGTATCTTTCAAAAGCTCCAGCGGTCTGACCATTCAGAACGACAGCATGAAGAACGAGGAGTTCTACAACTTCCTGCTGGCGGCATTCCAGTGTATGGCGGCACACCTCGAAAAAGGCGGTGCGGCTTATGTGTTCCATGCAGACACCGAAGGGCTGAATTTCCGTCGTGCATTCGTCGATGCGGGATTCCACCTTGCAGGCTGCTGCATCTGGGTGAAGGACAGCCTTGTCCTCGGACGCTCCGATTACCAGTGGCAGCACGAGCCGGTGCTGTACGGCTTCATGCAGAACGGCAAGCACAAGTGGTATTCCGACCGCAAGCAGACGACCATCTGGAATTTCGACAAGCCGAAGCGCAATGCGAACCATCCGACCAGCAAGCCTCTCGACCTGCTCGGCTATCCCATTGGAAACTCCACGCAGGAGAACGCCGTGGTCATCGACACCTTCGGCGGCAGCGGCTCGACGCTCATGGCGTGTGAGCAGATGAACCGCATCTGCTACATGATGGAACTGGACGAAAAATACGCCTCCGTCATCCTCCGGCGCTACGTTGAGGACACCGGTGATGCCGAAGGCGTGTATGTAATTCGTAACGGACAGCAGATTCCTTATTCCGATCTGGTTAAAGAAGTCGAGACGAAGGAAGGCTGATGGTGTATTATTCGCGTAAACCAGAATTTGTTAGTCTGCTTTATCTGCCATAATTACGATATACCTGTTCATTCACCTGCCAGATTCTTTCAAGACTTCCCTCGAAATATCTTTTTGTACAGGAAACGACTCAGCATCCCGATCACCACATTGAACACAATTAACAGAATGATAAGGAGCGCGATATCATTATCGATCTGGACAGTTGCATCAACAATTCTGATTACAAACCTTGATGTGATCAGCATTATAAAAACAGTCGTGATAATAAATATAGCCTTTTTCATTTGCGGTATTTTTCATAGCACCATCTTGCAATGTTGGCAATAAGGTCTTTAGGAAGAGGTGAAATATACGGAATCCGTATAGTACCTTTACTCACGTCATACCCTGCAAGTTGATCAGCAAAGACAACAGGGGCTTCATCGCCGGGATAGAGTCCGATATGTTTTTTTGATGCGGCAAAATGTATAATGTTCGCGCCCTTCCAGTATGTTGGCATACTCCACGATATCTTTTCCTGTGCTTCAGGAATAGCACTGCGAAGTATTTGCCGAATTTCATTCAAATAAGGCTTTACACTTTCATCCTGCGCATCAATATACTCATCTATCGTTTCGACTTTTCCACAATAGTGCCCCTGGCCTGTCCGGCTAAAACTACGGCCGCACTTTGGACACTTCCACTTATTATCTTTCATAATCGAATAACCCTCACAAATTCCGATTTCTATTACTATGATTATACAGCACATCCGCCGATATGTCAATATCTGGAGCCGTTGTAATATGCACAAATATCGGAAAATCCTCCCCGCACATATTCTCCGTTTTACAGTCTTGCTATCTGTGCGGTTCAGAGTTAATATGTGACTACAATCAAAACCGCAGCAAGCGGTGAAAAACAGGAGGTCACATCATGAATATCAGATTCAATATTGAAAAGAACCAGCGCAAGGCACTGGCGCAGAAGATCGGCGAGCTTGCTGAGATGGATGTCCGCTACTGCGGTGTTCCGAGCTGCGCCTACGAGATCGGATTCTTCACCCTGAGCAAGGATGCGGTGCTTTCCTTCGCTGACCGCATGGACACCGAGGTCATCGAGAGGGTTTTGGACGGGCTGGACAAGGCAGGCTACACTTCCGAGGACGAGCCGGAAGCCCTGACGATTTCGATGCCGAGGGATTTCTTCACGGAGCAGTCGATGAACAATCTGCTCCAGCTCATCGCCAACAAGGAAACGCTCCTGAAACACGCGCTGAACACGGAGAGCCTTGCGGTCAACAAGTGCGAGGAAACGGTTGAGTTCCCGTGGTTCACGGTCGAGAAGGACGGCGACGGCGATGCCTACACTCGCTTCATTACCGCCCTTTGTGAGTTCGCAAAGAACCTCAAGCGCGTGGTCAACAAGCCGGACACCAGTGACAACGAGAAGTACGCATTCCGCTGCTTCCTCCTGCGCCTCGGCATGATTGGCGAAGAGTACAAGCCGGTGCGCAAGGTTCTGCTCCGCAACCTGACCGGAAGCTCCGCCTTCCGTCACGGCAAGCCCGAAGGAGGTGCTGACGATGCGGTTTCCGAATGATGCTGAACTGAAAGCCCTACGGGAGCGCTATCCCGCAGGCACTCGCATCCGCCTGATTCGCATGGCGGACGACATCGCGCCAGTGCCGCCCGGTACAACCGGAACAGTTGCAATCATCGACGATGCAGGCAACATTCATATGAAGTGGGACAACGGCAGAAGCCTTGCGCTGATCGAAGGCGCAGATGAGTTCGAGGTCATCTCCGGCGGCTGATTTTACAGCCTCCGGGGGCTTCCGGAAATGTGACGACCTATTCCATCGTACCCCATATTACCACACTATTGCAAGTAAGTCAAGGGTGTATACTACACAATCATCAAGGCTGTATTTTCCTCGATATTCTGTGGTTTTAGCGGCTTGATATATCCTCGGTTTAGAGTTAATATGTGACTACCGAAAGGGAAAACACACCAAAAACCAAACAGGAGGATACCACCATGAACGCAAAGACACAGGCACAGATCAACAGAATGAAGGAGCAGACGATCGGGGTTGAGGTTGAGATGAACAACATCACCCGCAAGGCTGCCGCAAAGCTCGCCGCCGAGTTCTTCGGCACAAACCGCAGCGAGTACACCGCACACCGCAACGGCTACGAAACCTACAGCGCCTGGGACGCACAGGGACGCGAGTGGAAATTCCAGCGCGACTGCAGCATCAGCGGACCGGACAGCGAAAAGTGCGAACTGGTCACACCGATCCTGCACTACGAGGACATCGAAACCCTGCAGGAGCTGATCAGACGCCTTCGCAAGGCGGGCGCAAAGAGCGACTACACCAGAGGCTGCGGAGTTCACATTCACATCGGCGCAGCGGGACACACACCGCAGAGCCTGCGAAACCTCGCAAACCTGATGGCAAGCCACGAAACGCTGATCGCCGAAGCAATCAAGGTTGACAGCAGCCGTATGAACCGCTACTGCAGAACGGTAAACCCGAATTTCCTGCAGCAGCTCAACAAGAAGAAGCCCACCACGATGGCGCAGCTTGCAGACATCTGGTACGGCGCACAGGGATGCGACTACGGCAGAACCCACCACTACAACGACAGCCGCTACCATATGCTGAACCTCCACGCCACCTTCACAAAGGGCACGATTGAATTCCGCCTTTTCCAGTTCGACAAGCCCGCAAACGGAAAGCAGAACGGGCTTCATGCAGGCAAGCTCAAGAGCTACATTCAGCTTTGCCTTGCAATGAGCCAGATGGCAAAAGACCTGCGCAGCGCAAGCCCGAAGGAACAGCAGAAGGAAAACAAAAAGTTCGCGATGCGGACTTGGCTGATGAGAATGGGCTTCATTGGCGACGAGTTCGCCACCGCAAGAGAAACCCTGACGCAGAACCTTACCGGCGATAACGCCTTCCGATTCGGCAGACCTTGAGCCTGCCGAGCCGCCGACCGCCCACCACGGGCGGTTTGGCGGAATCCGGAAAAGCCGCACACAGCGCCCACGTTGCCCCGTGTGGGGCGGGACGGGTATCCTCCAAGTAACTGCCCCTTTCGGTGAAAGCCCGCACACGGGCGCACACGGCGCAAACAGCGGCAAGGCATATTCTACACAAAGAACGGCACATTTTCCCCAGCGATGTTTTGTACATTTAGCGGCTTGCTATTATCCCCGAAAAGAGTTAATATGTGACTACCGGAACGGAAAACGACCGGAAAACAAAACACGGAGGAACGAGCAATGAGCAACATCGAATGGGGAACGGAAACCGACAAGAAGCTGGAGCAGATCGCAATGAAAGCGGACTACGCACTGGAACAGCGCGGCGGGCTGGACACACGCTGGAACGACACCGAGGACTTCCCGGAGGTGAGCGTCTGGGGCATCCGAGAGATGCTCCGCAAGGCATACGAACTGGGCAAGGCGGAAAAGTAACCGCCGCCTTTCCCCACCTGCCGCCTACGGGCGGCTCAGGGTGGTAGAAGGAGACTTCCTTCGGAAAGGACGATTGACATGGAAAAAAAGTACTACCTTGCCTACGGCTCTAACCTGAACATCCGCCAGATGCGGTACCGCTGCCCGACCGCAAAGCCCATCGGCATCACGGTGATTCCCGACTACGAGTTGCTTTACAAGGGCAGCAAGACCGGCGCGTACCTGACCATCGAACCGAAGAAGAACGGCATCGTTCCGATCGCGGTCTGGGAGGTCACCGCAGCCGACGAGAAGCGGCTGGATGCCTACGAGGGCTACCCGACCTTCTACTACAAGAAGGAAGTCCGCCTGCCGGTGAAGCTGGCAAGCGGCAAGACCAAGAAGCTGACCGCCTTCGTGTACATCATGCATGAGGAGCGCAGCCTCGGAATTCCGTCGCTTGCCTACATCCGCACCTGCGAGGAAGGCTACCGGAACTTCGGCTTCGACACCAAGTTCCTCGATGCTGCCTACGAGACCAGCGCAAAGGAGGTACAGCGATGAAAGACCGCAACAACGAGCCGCGCATCTGCCCGAAATGCGGGCAGGCGTACACCGCCAGACCAGCCCTTTCCCGCGTGGATAACAGCCCAATCTGCCCCGACTGCGGAACGCGTGAGGCGCTTGAAAGCATCGGCGTCGGACGCGAGGAACAGGACAAGATTCTCGGCATCATCCACGAGAAGTACGAAGGCGAAGAATAAGGCGCACAGAGCTGCCACGTTGCAACGTGTGGCGCGGGACGGATATCCTCCAAACGGTATCCCTTTCGGTAACCCGCCCCACACAGCGCACGTGTGCGGCTCTTGTGCGATGTACAATACGGCGCTGAAATGCAGGCAATGTTTGTCACATTTATTTTGCCGATATTGCTTGATATATCCTCGGTTCAGAGTTAATATGTCACTACCGCAGGAGAAGCGGAATAAACACAAAGGAGCATTCACATGAACATTTTAGTTGTTGAACCGGGCAAGCGCCCCTATGCAAAGGAGATCAGCGGCGAGCTTGAAAGCCTGCAGCAGACGGTCGGCGGATACATTCAGGCGATTTACCCCTTCGATGATCCGGTCGCACTGGTGTGCGAGGAGGAAGCCCTCTACCACCCGGAGCAGAAGTGGAACCGCCCGATCAAGGGCTACGGCGTCATCAAGGGGACATTCTTCCTTTGCGGCTTGGGCGAGGATGACTTCACCGACCTGCCGCAGGAGCTGACCGAAAAGTACACGGAGTTCTTCCGGCAGGCATACGATTTCGTGCTGGTCGGCAACATTCTGATGCCAATTCCCCTCGGCGAATAACCGAAAAGCGGCGGGTGTAATATACACAACACCCGCCGCACATTTTCCCCGTATCTTCTGTAGTTTTAGCGGCTTGATATAATGTGCTTTCAGAGTTAATATGTACACAACGGAAGGGCAAAGCCCGCCGGAAACTACGAAACACGGAGGAAAAAACAATGATCAGCTACGGAATGGCAAAGGCAAGAGCAATGGCAGGCAGAGACGACTGGAACGAGCGCGAGGCGATCAAAAGCGCCACGATCCTTTGGTACGACACCGAAGAGGAAGGCTACGAACTGGAGATCGAGAACGAGGACGACCTCAACGCAGAGGACTTCAGGGCTTGGGTTGAAGAAAACGCCGACAGCCTTGCGCAGGAAGACGCAGCCGCAAACGGCACGACCTTCGAGGGCATCGAGGAGATCGAGTACGAAACCGAATGGATTGACGACGATGCCCTTTTTGACGAAGACTACGCAGCCGCCTGCGAAAGCGAATGGGAATGGATGACCGGCAGATAAGCCGGTCGCCCCACCGGGGCGGCATAGCGCCGCCCTGTGCGCGGGCAGCAGGTTCCGCGCAAACGGATGCCATGCCAGAACAAGCCCCACACAGCGCATTTACGCGGCTCCTGTGGGCGGGCGTAAAGTACACAAACAAGCGGAAAATACCGCAGCGATCATTGTTATTACTCACACTTGATATATCCGCCGTTTAGAGTTAATATGTGTACAACGGAAGGGCAAAGCCCACCGGAAACTACGAAAAACGGAGGAAAACATTATGTGGCACGAAGGTACGATTGGAGTTCCGAAGGGCGACGGAAAGTACACGGTCGTTCATTACTGGGTGAAAGCCTACGACGAGGGCAGCCAGTACGGGATCGACGGCGGCAAGATCAGCAAGGCGACGCTGAAGATCAACGGCGAGGTTGTTTACAACTACGACCGGGGACTGGATGTTCCGCCCCAGAACGAAGCCGCAGAGATGGCGCTGGCGATCATGATGCACGAATACAACTAAAAACACGAAGGCGGCTACCGGAGGGCAGCCGCCTTTCTCATGGAGGTGAGGCACTTGCGAAAGCTGAAAGATTATACACCGACGCAGTTCATGGCGGAGGATTCCCATTACGACAAAGCCGCCGCTGATTACGCAGTCCGGTTCATCGAGTGCCTTGCCCATACAAAAGGTACATGGGCGGGAAAGCCGTTCGAGCTGATCGACTGGCAGGAGCGCATCATCCGCGACCTGTTCGGTGTTCTGAAGCCCAACGGCTACCGGCAGTTCAATACCGCATACATCGAAATCCCGAAGAAGAACGGCAAGTCTGAGCTTGCCGCTGCGGTCGCCCTGCTGCTGACCTGCGGCGACGGTGAGGAACGTGCCGAAGTATACGGCTGCGCTGCTGACCGTCAGCAGGCGGCAATCGTGTTCGATGTCGCCGCAGATATGGTGCGGATGTGTCCTGCGCTGAATAAGCGCGTCAAAATCCTGACCTCGCAGAAGCGCATCGTGTATGCGCCGACCAACTCCTTCTATCAGGTGCTTTCCGCCGAGGCTTACAGCAAGCATGGATTCAATATTCACGGAGTCGTGTTCGATGAGCTGCATACCCAGCCCAACCGGAAGCTCTTTGACGTTATGACAAAAGGCTCCGGTGATGCACGAATGCAGCCGCTGTATTTTCTGATTACAACGGCAGGCACGGACACCAATTCCATCTGCTACGAGCAGCACCAGAAGGCGCAGGATATTCTGGAAGGGCGCAAGATCGACAAGACCTTCTATCCGGTCATCTACGGCGCACCCGATGATGCCGACTGGACTTCTCCGGAGGTCTGGAAGAAATCGAATCCGTCCCTCGGTGAAACCATCGGCATGGACAAGGTGGAAGCCGCCTGCGAATCCGCCAAGCAGAATCCCGGCGAAGAAAACGCCTTCCGGCAGCTCCGTCTGAATCAATGGGTGAAACAGACCGTCCGCTGGATGCCAATGCACAAATGGGACGCCTGCAAGGTCGATTTCGACGAATCGCTGCTGGAAGGGCGTGTATGTTATGGCGGTCTCGATCTCTCGTCCACGACGGATATAACCGCATTTGTGCTGGTGTTTCCGCCGACCGAAGAGGACGACCATTATTATATTCTGCCGTATTTCTGGCTGCCGGAGGAAACGCTTGACCTCCGTGTCCGGCGCGACCATGTGCCGTATGACCTCTGGCAGCGGCAGGGCTTTCTGATGACGACCGAGGGCAACGTCGTTCACTATGGCTTCATCGAAAATTTCATCGACGAGCTGGGTACACGGTTCAATATCCGGGAGATCGCCTTCGACCGCTGGGGCGCAGTGCAGATGAGCCAGAACCTTGAGGGGCTGGGCTTCACGCTGGTGCAGTTCGGTCAGGGCTACCGTGATATGTCGCCGCCGACCAAAGAGCTAATGAAGCTGACGCTGGAGCAGAAGATCGCCCACAACGGGCATCCGGTTCTCCGCTGGAATATGGACAACATTTTCATCAAGCGTGATCCCGCAGGCAACATCAAGCCGGATAAGGAGAAATCCACGGAGAAGATTGACGGAACGGTCGCCACGATCATGGCTCTCGACCGTGCAATCCGCTGCGGGAACGACTCTGGCGACAGCATTTATGACAGCAGGGATATGCTTGTTTTGTAATGTCTATATACACAACACTGGCGGCTGATTTTTCCCGATTCTTCTGTGGTTTTAGCGGCTTGCTATTATTCCGGTTCAGAGTTAATATGTACACAACGGAAGGGCAAAGAAGCCCGCCGGAATAAAAACACGGAGGAAACCACAATGAAAAACATCACGAAGAAGGAACTCAACCGCATCGCAAAGGAGTACGGCTACGATCCGCAGTACCTTGAGGATCAGGTTCTCGACTGGGAGAGCGACGGCATCCGGGTGGATGCGCAAGACCTCGAAGACTACTGCGCAAACGGCGACATCTGAAAAGAAGGCAGCCCTTCCGGACGGAGGGGCTGTCTGCATAAAAAAATATTATTAGCGATTATTCAGTCTGGTTTCAAGTGTTTCCTTAAATTCAGCATTATTACATTTTGAGATCAGCATTCGATATCGTTCAATATTATCTGCATCAAAAACGCTCTCAATTGTATGCAGCAATCCCCAGTTCAGGTCATCACAATCGTCAGAGAACAGCGTAATCAGTAATTCTGCTTCTTCAAATGTCAGCGGTTCATCAATTTGAATCAGTTCATCATACTGATTGAATAATTCATCCGACATTTCGCTGTCATTTGGAATTTTACCGAGATTTACTAACTTCATAACGTTCTCTTTCATTTTTATCTCACCTCAGGATACATGATTTTCAGCGGAAACCTCCGCTTTTCCATATTATAACATACGCCCATAGAAAAAGTCAACCGAAAGGAGTGATGCACATGGGTATTTTCAGCGGACTGTTCCGGTCACGGGACAAGCCGAAGGACAGCTACGACAGCCCGTCCTACAGCTATTTCTTCGGACGGACTCATGCAGGCAAGCGAGTCAACGACCGCACGGCAATGCAGATCATCGCAGTTTATGCCTGCGTGAGAGTTTTGTCGGAGGCGATTGCACAACTGCCCCTGCACGTTTACCAATACACCGACAGCGGAAAAGAGCGAGTGCCGAGGCACCCGCTATATTTTTTGCTTCATGATCAGCCGAATCCCGAAATGACATCCTTCGTGTTCCGGGAAACGCTCATGGCGCATCTGCTGATTTACGGCAACGCCTATGCGCAGATCATCCGGAACGGCAGAGGCGACGTCATCGGACTGTATCCGCTGATGCCGGATAAGGTGCGTGTTGACCGTGACGATCGCGGCAGACTCATTTACTGCTACAGCCGATACGACGAACACAATCCGAATTTCAAGCAGCAGGGCGAGATCATTTTGCCGATGGAACAGGTGCTGCATATTCCCGGCTTGGGCTTTGACGGTCTGGTCGGATACAGCCCCATTGCAATGGCAAAGAATGCACTCGGTTTGGCGGTCGCCTGTGATGAGTACGGCTCGTCCTTCTTCGCAAACGGCGCTGCACCTTCTGCGGTGCTGGAGCATCCGGGCGTGATCAAGAATCCGGAGCGTGTGCGTGAGGCTTGGCAGCGGGCTTACGGCAGCAGCAATGCGCATAAAACTGCGATCTTGGAGGAGGGCATGAAATACACGCCCATCTCCATTCCAAACAACGAGGCGCAGTTTCTTGAAACCAGAAAGTTTCAGATTGAGGAAATTGCCCGCCTGTACCGTGTGCCGCTGCATATGATCGGCGACCTCGATCATGCTACTTTCAGCAACATCGAGCATCTGTCGCTCGAATTCGTAAAATACACCCTTGATCCGTGGCTGGTACGCTGGGAACAGGGACTACAGAAGGCGCTTCTTTCGGATTCCGAAAAGGGGCGCTATTTCATTAAATTCAATGTGGAAGGTCTGCTGCGCGGCGATTATGCAAGCCGAATGCAGGGCTATGCGACTGCAAGACAGAACGGCTGGATGTCCGCCAACGATATCCGTGAGCTGGAGGATATGAACGCTATTCCCAATGAGGAAGGCGGCAATCTGTATCTGGTGAACGGCAGCTTCACAAAGCTGGAGGACGCAGGCGTTTTCGCAGAGAAAGGAGGAAATGCAGATGAATAAGTTCTGGAACTGGGTACGCAATGAAGACACCGGCGCTGCCGAGCTGATCTTCAACGGACCGATTTCGGAAGACACATGGTTCGGCGATGAGATCACGCCTGCCATGTTCCGTAACGAGCTTTCAAAGGTCAGCGGCGATCTCACTGTCTGGCTAAATTCTCCCGGCGGAGATGTATTTGCGGCATCGCAGATCTATACGATGCTCCGCAGTCACAAGGGCAAGGTCACGGTCAAGATCGACGGTATTGCGGCAAGTGCAGCTTCTGTCGTTGCAATGGCTGGCGACGAAACGCTCATCGCACCGACGGGTATGCTGATGATCCACAACCCCTCGACCGTCGCTTTCGGCAACAAGGAAGCGATGCAGAAAGCCATCGAGCTGCTGGATGAGGTCAAGGAAAGCATCATCAACGCCTACGAGGAAAAGTCCGGTCTGAGCCGCAGCAAGATCGCCCGCATGATGGACGAGGAAACATGGCTGAATGCGAAAAAGGCGCAGTCTCTCGGACTGGTGGACGGTATTCTGTTTGCAAGCGGACAGCCGTCAGCCAGACTCCGGTCGCAGCCGAAGCCGGAGGAAGATGAACCGGATGAGGATGAAAATACACCGAAGCAGGACGAGCCGAAGGAAGATAACCTGACGGCGATGTCCTATTCCCGTGCCGCTACGATGCAGAGCCTCATGCAGAAGGTCTCCGCCGAGCGCAGGGGTACACCCGTGGATCAGCTCATGAGTCGGCTGAATCTGCTGAAATACTGATTGGAGGTATGTATAATGACTATTCAGGAACTTCGTGAAAAGAGAGCGAAGGCGTGGGATACCGCCCGTGACTTCCTCGACAGCAAGAGACAGGCAGACGGTACGCTTTCCGAGGAGGACAGCAAGACCTATGACGCAATGGAGGCGACCATCGTCAACCTCGGCAAGGAAATCCAGCGCATGGAGCGTCAGGCGGAAATTGAAGCGGATATGGCGAAGGCTACCACTTCTCCCATTCTGACTGCGCCTGCTGCACAGAACACCGAGCCGGAAAAGACCGGAACTGCATCTGCAGCATACAGTGATGCCTTCTGGAACAGCATCCGCAACCGCAACTGGATCGATGTCCGCAATGATCTTCATGTCGGCACAGACACCGAGGGCGGCTATCTTGTGCCGGATGAGTTCGAGAGAAAGCTCATCGAGGCGCTGGAGGAAGAGAACATCTTCCGCCAGATGGCGACCGTTATCAAGACTTCCAGCGGCGATCGCAAGATTCCGATCGTCACATCGAAGGGCGATGCGGTCTGGATGGATGAGGAGGAGCAGTACACGCTTTCCGATGACACCTTCGGTCAGGCATCGCTCTCCGCATACAAGCTCGGTACGGCAATCAAGATCTCTGAAGAGCTTCTCAACGACAGCGTGTTCGACCTTCCGTCTTACATCGCCCGTGAGTTTGCCCGCAGAATCGGTGCAAAGGAGGAGGAAGCCTTCTTCATCGGCAACGGCACCGGCAAGCCTACCGGCATCTTCAATGCAACCGGCGGCGCACAGGACGGCGCGACTACCGCAGGCGCAAGCATCACCTTCGATGATGTGATGGAGCTGTTCTATTCGCTCCGCAGCCCTTACCGCAAGAAGGCTGTCTGGGTGCTGAATGATTCTACGGTCAAGGCACTCCGTAAGCTCAAGGACGGCAACGGCAACTACATCTGGCAGCCTTCCGTTGCGGCAGGCGTTCCCGATACCATCCTCAACCGTCCTTACAAGACCTCCAGCTATGTTCCGGAGATCGGCGCTGGCAAGAAGTGTATGGCATTCGGCGATTTCAGCTATTACTGGATCGCTGACCGTTCCGGTCGTACCTTCAAGCGTCTGAATGAGCTGTTCGCTATGACCGGTCAGGTCGGCTTCCTTGCAATGGAGCGTCTTGACGGCAAGCTCATTCTCCCCGAAGCGATCAAGACACTCAAGGTCAAGAGTGGCAGCGGTGCATGATCACTCTGGCTGAGACAAAAAACTATCTTCGTGTGGATCATACAGAGGATGACAAGCTCATCCTCTCGCTGATCGACACTGCCAAGCGGCTGGTGCAGGACGTCGGCAGAATGGACGATGCGGCACTTGCGGTCAATGAGGAAACCACCCGGCAGGCTATGCTGTATACTGTTTCTTACCTCTATGAGAACCGCAACGGCGCTGACTACCACAAGCTGACGCTGACACTCCGGTCGCTGTTATTTGCGCAGCGTGAAGGGGTGATCTGATGGAGATCGGAACGCTGAATCAGCGCATCGCCTTTCTGGAACACAGCACGAAGATAGACGGCATCGGCAACCACAAAGCCCGGTGGGAGGAAGCCTTCTCCTGCTGGGCTGCCGTGTCCGTAAAGACATCGACGGAAACAACCGAGGCGGGAGTAACGCAGGAAGTCGTATCGCTGGAATTCACTGTCCGGCAGACACCCGATACCAAACGCATCAATACAACGACGCACAAGTTGCGCTTCCGTGGACTGGTGTACGACATCAACGGTGTACTGCCGAATTATAAATCACTCGACTATATGAAGATCACGGCAGGTACACGAAAGGCTGGTGAGCAGGATGACTTCGATTGACGATATGGCGGCGGAGATCATGCAGGGGCTGACAGAATATGCAGACCTTGCGGATACCGCTATGAAAGCCGCTGTGAAAAAGACAGCAACCTCCGTCAAGAAGGAAATCTCCGCCAATGCTCCGAAGCGCAGCGGCAAGTACCGCAAGAGCTGGACGACCAAGAAAACGAAGGAGAACAGCCATACACTCGAAATGACCGTTCACTCCAAAGACCGCTACCAGCTTGCGCACCTGCTGGAAAAAGGTCATGCAAAGCGCAACGGCGGACGTGTATCCGGCAAGCCGCATATCGCGCCTGCGGAAGCGCATGGCGAAGAAATGCTCACGCATCTTATCGAGGAGGCGCTGTCATGACCTATGAAGAAATCAATGAAATGATGCAGGAGATCGGGATGCCGTTCGCCTATCATCATTTTGCCGAGGGCGAGTCTCCGAAACCGCCTTTCGTTATTTTTCTCTCACCTGGCGAGGATACCTTCGGCGCGGATAATCTGATGTATCACAGCTTCAAGCAACTCGATATTGAACTGTATACAGATGAAAAGTCACCCGATACGGAAAGCCGTGTGGAGGAAGTGCTGACGCAGCACAATATCTATTACACGAAAACTGAAAGCTGGATCGAGAGCGAAAAGCTCTACGAGGTGCTTTACGAAATGGAGGTATAACAATGGCACTGCAGAAGAATAAGGTAAAATTCGGTCTGAACAAGGTGCATTGGGCAAAGATCACAGCATGGAGCGATGATGGCGTTCCGACCTTCGCAACGCCTGTACGCCTGCCCGGTGCAGTTTCCCTGAGCATTGACGCAAACGGCGAAAATGAGAATTTTTATGCCGATAACAGCGTGTATTATGTAATCAATAACAACGCAGGCTACGACGGTGATCTGGAGGTCGCACTCATCACAACCGACTTTGCTACGGCGATTCTCGGTGAGCAGCTCGATGCAAAGGGCGTTCTGGTGGAGCGTAACGATGCGGAAACATCGCAGTTCGCACTCATGTTCGAGTTTGACGGCGACAAGAACCACATCCGCCATGTGCTGTACTGCTGCTCTGCATCCCGTCCTGCGACTGAGGGTGAGACCACGGAGGAAAGCAAGAGCGTCAAGACGGAAAAGCTCTCCCTCAAGGCATCGGCGCTGCCGAACGGTCTGGTGAAGTCCAAGACCTGCGAAAGCACTGACCAGACCACCTATGACAACTGGTACAATGCTGTGTATATGCCGACTGCTGCTACCAACAACAGCACCGGCACACGTTCCGCAGGCACAACCAAAAGCAGCAGCACGACCGAGTAAGGAGGTACAGCATGGCTATTAAAAAGACGATCACCGTTGACGGTATCGAGGTTCCTTTCAAGGCGAGTGCCGCTGTGCCTCGCCTTTACCGTATCAAGTTCCGCAGGGATATTTACAAGGACTTCGCTGCACTTCAGACTTCCGTGCAGGAGGGTGACGAGGAAAGTTCTGCTCTTGACATCGAGAGCCTTGAAGTGTTCGAGAATATCGCATACATCATGGCGAAACACGCTGATCCGGAAAACGTCCCGGACAACCCCGACGAGTGGCTCGAAGCGTTCAACACGTTCTCCATCTACGAGGTGCTGCCGCAGCTCATCGAGCTGTGGGGACTCAACGTGGAAACGCAGGCGGAATCTAAAAAAAACATCGAAAAACTGACCGCCCGATGACAACGCCCCTCTTCCTTCTCCGATGTGTGCAGATCGGGCTGTCCCTTTCGGAGCTTGATCTGCTCACGATCGGAGTCGTGAATGATATGTTTACCGAAAAGGAAAATGACGAATATGACGGCTGGCATGAGGTCGCTGGACAGGCAGACTTTGATGCGTTCTGATTGACTTTTTCTTCCTACTGTGTTATAATTCTGTTGTGAAGGAAACATGAAGCTTCCTTCGCTAAATCGGGATTTATCTTAGAGATAATTGATGGACGAGAATTACCAGAATATATGACAATGAATAAGGGGAAGATATGTGGCTGATCATGGCGGCTTTGTCCGCGCTCTTTGCCGGACTTACGGCGATACTTGCGAAATGCGGAATCAAAAAGACTGATTCAGACGTGGCGACTGCTCTGCGGACGGTCGTTGTACTCCTTTTTGCCTGGATCATGGTGTTTATCGTTGGCTCTGCTGGAACGATCACGGAAATATCGGCAAAATCTATCATCTTCTTAATTCTGTCCGGCTTTGCGACAGGAGCCTCGTGGATCTGCTATTTTAAAGCCCTGTCCGTCGGCGATGTGAACAAGGTCGTTCCCGTCGATAAATCCAGCACGGTTCTGACAGTGCTTATCGCAATCATCCTTTTCAGTGAGACAGAACATCTGGCGGTCAAGCTGATCGGTACTGCACTTCTTGCGGCAGGCGTGTTTCTGATGATCGAAAAGAAGAAAACTGAAGCAAAGGACACAAAGCGCACGTGGCTGCCCTACGCGATCGGTTCCGCTGTTTTTGCTGCCCTGACCTCTATTCTGGGAAAGATCGGCATAACGGATGTAGAATCAAATCTCGGGACGGCGATCCGTACTGGTGTTGTTCTTGTTATGGCTTGGCTGATCGTCTTCGTTAAAGGCAAAGGTGCTGAACTGAAAAATACTGATTCCAAAGAACTTGTATTCATAGCTCTGTCCGGGATTGCCACAGGCGCATCATGGCTCTGTTACTATTACTCCATACAGAACGGCGTTGTCAGCGTTGTCGTACCGATTGATAAGCTCAGCATTATCGTTTCCGTCGCTTTTTCCTATTTCGTATTCAAAGAAAAGTTGAGCAGAAAGGCGCTTGCCGGGTTGATTCTGATTGTTGTCGGCACTTTGGCGATGGCGATCTGGGCATAGGAAACAAATAACGGCAAATTCTGATTTAGCTTAGTAACTGAATATACACTGAGCAGTCCTTCGGGGCTGCTTTTTTCATGCCCTCACAGAGGAGGTGAAACCGCATGGCAAACAGAATCAAGGGCATCACGGTCGAAATCGGCGGCGATACGACCAAGCTGTCGAAGGCGCTGGAAGGTGTCAACAAAAACATCAAGAACACGCAGACGCAGCTCAAGGATGTACAGAAGCTGCTGAAGCTCGATCCCAGCAACACGGAACTGCTCTCGCAGAAGCATAAGCTCCTCGCCGATGCGGTGAAGGCTACCAAAGAAAAGCTGGAAACTCTGAAAACGGCAGCAGAGCAAGCAAATCAGGCGCTTGCGAACGGCGACATTTCGCAGGAGCAATATGATGCCCTCCAGCGTGAGATCATCGAAACGGAACAGGAGCTACAAAACCTCCAGCGTGAGGTAGAGGCTTCCAGCACGGCTCTTGCCAAGCTCGGTCAGGCGGGTGAAATGCTCGAAAAGGCAGGCGACAAAATCGCCGATGTCGGTACGACACTGACCACCCATGTGACCGTTCCCATTGCGGCTGCGGGTACAGCCGCCGTAAAAACAGCAGCGGATTTCGATTCTGCAATGTCGAAGGTCGCTGCTGTATCCGGTGCGACTGGTGATGAACTGGACGCACTGCGTGACAAAGCCCGTGAAATGGGCGCAAAGACCAAGTTCTCCGCTTCCGAGGCTGCCGATGCCATGAACTACATGGCGATGGCGGGCTGGAAAACCGGAGATATGCTGGAAGGTATCGAGGGCATCATGAACCTTGCTGCTGCTTCCGGTGAGGATTTGGCGACAACATCGGATATTGTAACAGACGCTCTGACCGCTTTCGGCTTATCTGCTGCCGACAGCGGTCATTTTGCTGATGTTCTGGCGGCGGCATCTTCCAATGCGAATACCAATGTCAGCATGATGGGCGAAACCTTCAAATACTGTGCGCCTGTTGCGGGTTCTCTCGGATTCTCCTGCGAGGATACAGCGCAGGCAATCGGTCTGATGGCGAACAGCGGTATTAAGGGTTCGCAGTCCGGTACGGCGCTCCGTGCAATCATGACTGCCCTTGCGGGCGATGTGAAGTTCTGCGGTGAATCCTTCGGCGAAATCGAAATTGCAACGACCAACACCGACGGTTCGATGCGTGAACTGAATGACATTCTGGCGGACTGCCGTGTGGCTTTCGCACAGATGTCGGAATCGGAACAGGCATCGGCGGCGCAGGCTCTGGTCGGCAAGAATGCTATGTCCGGCTTCCTTGCGCTGATGAATGCTGCGCCTGCGGATATTCAGAAGCTGGAGGGTGCGATCAGCACTTGTTCCGACGAGATTGACGGCTATAACGGTGTCACTGAGAAGATGGCTGCCGTCATGCAGGATAACCTCGGAGGACAGCTTACCATTCTGAAATCACAGCTTCAGGAGCTTGCTATCTCTTTCGGCGAAATCCTGATGCCTGCAATCCGTTCTATTGTCAGCAAGATTCAGGGCTTCATTGACAAACTGAACGCTATGGATCCCGCCACAAAGGAAACCATTGTCAAAATCGCACTTGTAGCGGCGGCACTCGGACCTCTCCTTGTGGTGGTCGGCAAAACAATGGTCGGTGTCGGCAAGCTGATGCAGCTTGTAGCAAACCTGCCAACGATCATCGCAGGCGCAAAGGCGGCATTCACTTCCTTCGGTGCTGCGATCGGCGGTATCAGTGCGCCAGTGGTCGCTGTCATTGCAGTTGTTGCTGCACTGGTGGCGGCTTTTGTGCATTTGTGGCGTACCAACGAGGACTTCCGCAATAAGATCACTGCGATCTGGGAGCAGATCAAGAGCATTTTCTCCGGCTTCTGTCAGGGCATTGTTGACCGCATCAATGCGCTGGGCTTCGATTTCAAAAACATCACCGAGGTCATCAAGGCTGTATGGGACGGACTCTGCAAGTTCCTGAAACCGATCTTTGAGGGGCAGTTCCAGCAGATCGCAAATATCTTCAAAGCTGTGACAGACATTATCCTGAGTGTTCTGGATATTTTCGTCGGCATCTTTACCGGCGACTGGAGCAGAGTGTGGGATGGTATCAAAGGTATCTTTGTAGCGGTATGGAATTTCATCAAGGATACACTGAAAAATGCGCTGAATATGATCTGCGGTATTTTCGGCACCGATCTTGGTGAAGTGAAGGAATTCTGGGTGAACGTCTGGACGAGCATCAAGAACTTTTTCGTCAACATCTGGAACAGTATAAAGAACTTCGTAAGCACCGTTCTCAACGCGATCAAGAACTTTTTCACAACTATCTGGACGGGTATCAAGAATTTCTTTGTCGGCATATGGACGGCTATTTACAACAGTGTCGCTGAGAAAATCAACCTGATTAAGACGGTTATTACTGTTGTCTGGAATGCGATTCATACAGCGATCAGCACGGTGCTGAATGCGATCTGGTCTGTTATCACAACTGTGTGGCAGACCATTTACGACTTTATCTCTCCGTTGCTGGAAGCGTTCAAATATCTGTTTGAGACGATTTTTGAAGCGATCCACGTTATCATTTCCCGTGTCATGGATTGGATTTACGAGAAGATCACCACGGCATGGGAGAACATCAAGGCTGTTGTAACGATTGTGCTTGAGGCGATCAAGGCTGTGATTGAAACTGTATGGAATGCGATCCATACTGCGATCACTACGGTGCTGGACGCGATCAGCAATGTCATTTCTACAGTCTGGAACGCGATCTCCGGCTTTATCTCCGGCGTGGTCAATGCGATATGGTCAGTGATTTCAAGCATCTGGAACAGCATTAAAGATCATATCACAAATACACTGAATGCGATTCATGCGGTCGTATCGGCTGTGTGGAATGCAATCAGCGGATTTATTTCCGGGATGCTGAATACCATTTCTTCTGTGGTATCCTCGGTATGGAACGCGATCAAAAATACAGTCAGCACCGTGATGAACGCGATTAAGACGACGGTATCGAATATCTGGGACAGCGTAAAAAATGCCGTTACCCAGAAGATAACGGAGATCAAGGATACGATTGTCAACGGCTTCAATGCTGCTGTCAGCTTCATCAAAAATCTTGCTTCGCAGGCGTTCCAGTGGGGCGCTGATATTATCAACGGTATTGTCAACGGTATTAAGAGCTGTATCAACAAGGTTTCAGATGCAGTCAAGGGCGTGGCAAATAAGATCAAGTCCTTCCTGCACTTCTCTGTACCGGATGAGGGACCTCTTGCGGATTTCGAGAGCTGGATGCCGGACTTCATGCAGGGACTTGCCGATGGTATCAACGCAAATACCAGCGTGGTGAACGATGCGGTCAACAGCTTTGCAGGCGGTCTTGCTGAGAAAATCAGCAGTGTAATTCAGAGCGCACTATCCAATGTGGTAACATCGGTGCAGGGCTTCATGACGCAGGTGTTTGATACGGTCAAAACAGTCTGGACAAACGCCAATACTGCGATTGATGCGACAATGTCGCAGATCAGAAACGGCATCACTTCCGGCTGGAAAACGATCGTCAGCACCATTAAAACGGCGCTTGAAAATATCCGCAATGTCATCACGACCACATGGAAGGCTGTATCTTCTGTGATTTCCGCAGCGCTGGACGATATCAAAAAAATCGTCACGGCGGTGTGGACGGTGCTGAAGAACCTCATCAAAACGGGGCAGCTTGACATCAAGTCCGTGGTGACGACAACGTGGGAAGCTGTATCCGGTGTGGTTCGGACAGCAGTCAACGGAATCAAATCCGTTGTGCAGGCGGTCTGGGATGCAATGCCGGATACCGTGCGCAGCGCTATGAACCGTGTCAAGGAAGCCGTGCTGTCTATCTGGGACGGCATCAAAAGCGGCATCGGCGACAGGCTCGGCGGAGTGCGGGATGCCGTGACGGGCGCGATGAATGCTGTATATCAGGCGGTCATGGATAAGGTCAACAGTTCGTGGTCGTGGGGACGCGACCTCATGCAGAACCTCATCAACGGCATCACCTATATGCTCGGCAGCCTGATCAATACAGTCGCGGATGTTGCTCGTTCCATCTGGGAATACCTGCATTTCTCCGTACCTGAAAAGGGTGCGCTGACCGATGTGGAGGAGTGGATGCCGGACTTCATGAAGGGACTGGCAAAGGGCATCAACAAGAGCAAGAAATATGTCGAGGCGGCTGTGTCCGGTGTGGCAGATGCCATGACGCTGACGATGCAGTCCGGGCTGAATGTCGATATGGACGGCATTTCCGGTGCCATGATGAACGGCGGCAGCGGCGGTGTGGTCAATAACTACTACAACAACGACAACAGCCGGACAGTGAATCAGACTAATAATAGCCCGAAATCACTGTCACGGCTGGAGATTTATCGTATGACACGCAATGCGCTGAATGTGTGAAAATAGTCTTGTCAATGATCAAGTAAACCACGATACGTTTTATCAATCCCAATTGCGCCAAGCGGAGCGGTTATAAGAATTGCCAATACAGCTACCGATAGTACGATTTTACCGCATGGAAGACCAAGCGAAAGCGGTACAGAGCCAATAGCAGCCTGCACTGTGGCTTTGGGGAGATATGCGATAATACAGAATAATCGCTCCTTTGCGTTAAGGTTAGTACCGAGCAGACACAGAAATACACCGACAGCCCTGAATATGAGAGCTATAAAAATCATCAGTACAGCCGCACCACCTGCTGATAAGGTATAACGCACATCAACTGCCGCACCCACAAGCACAAATAGCATAACTTCTGCACCTATCCACAGCTTTCCGAATTTCTCCGAAAGACGTGCTGAAACAGAATTGACGGACTTCAGCTTTATAATACAAGCTGCAGCGACAACAGCGAGGAGTCCCGAAACAGCAACATAAGGCTTCACGAGCGTTTCTACGCTCATAAGCAGAAACGAAACACCAAGTAAGATAATGACTTTAGTACTGTTTCTGATCATGAAGTGATGTTGATATGATTTTTCAAACAGAAGATAGATACAATAGCCCGCAATCGCTCCGAGTAATATGCCAAGCACTATTGATACGGGAATATTCAAAAAGTCTGCCATTCTTGCCGATCCGCCCTGTGCCATCGTCACGAATGTGGAGAACAGAACAATAACAAAGATATCATCGCAGGATGCTCCAGCAAGAATCATTTGCGGTATACTTTTTTGTGTACCGCATTTTTCTTCAATCAGTTTTACCATTCTCGGCACAACTACCGCAGGAGATACTGCGCTTAACACTGCTCCCATAACGGCAGCTTCAACCCGGTTTACGCCGAGCAGAAGCGGGGCGAAAACAACGTAACCGATTATTTCACAGCAGGCAGGTACAAATGACATCATAACTGCTGGTCTGCCAACACGTTTCAGATCTGATAAATTGAGTGAAAGTCCTGCTTTTACAAGTATTATGATAAGTGCTATTTGTCGCAGTTCTGATGATATTCCAAGTATCTTCGGATCAAGCAAATCAAGCACATATGGACTTATGATAATACCTACACCAAGCATTCCTATGATGCGAGGCAGCCCGATTTTATCAACAATAGCAGCAACAGAAAGCCCTAAAAGAATAATAATAGCAAGTGATAATAGCATTGTAATACCTCCAAAATAAAAAAGCTGACAACTTCTGCGTATAAGGCAGAAGTCATCAGCTTGATAAGCGGTTTAGGTTTCCCAAGGGAGAGCATCATTCCCTGTATTCTATTATTCATATTATAGCATCAATCTGCTTACGTGTCAAGTACACAGGAGGTGATTTCGTGTTTTTTACACTAATTCTTGAAAATGCCAATGGCGACCGTGTAGACATGACCGCCACGGCAAATCGGTATATGACCTCAAAGGTGGAAGGGCTGAATCCTCCCACCGGCACAATCAGCACCTCCAGCTATGCGGGCATGGACGGCAGCTATTTGAATAACGCCTTCATTGAGAAGCGGAATGTCGTCATTTCCTTTGAGATGCGTGGTGTGGGCGTGGAAGCTCGCAGGCATCAGCTCTACAAGGTGGTGAAGCCGTCGCGCTACATCAAGATTTACTACGCGACCGCAGGTATTGATGTGTTTGCGGAAGGCTATGTGGAAACCTGCGAGGTGCAGAATTTTGAACAGCTTACAACCGGGCAGATTTCTATTCTCTGCCCGGATATTTATTGGTACTCCACGACCTCGGTCATGGCGTACTATTCGCAGATCACCGGCGCTTTCACATTTCCGTTCCCGACGGAGAGCAATCCGGAGCCGTTTATCCTCGGTAAATACAACACGCAGAACATGATGACCATTGTCAACGACGGTGACGAGATCGGCTTCACGCTGGTGATTGAAGCGCTGGAGGATGCACGTTCTCCTACGCTGTATAATGCTGACACGGACGAATACTTGCAGATCACCGGCGACATTCTCGCGGGAGATATTATCACAGTGACTACCAAGACAGGCAACAAGACAGTCACGCTTGATCGCGGCGGTATCAAGACTAATATCATCAACCGGCTTGTTTCCGGCTCGACATGGCTGACGCTGCGTGAAGGGAGAAACCGTTTCTACCTGCGCGGTACGGGACTGCAAAACCTGAAAGTCACAATCGTCCACACGAATGCGTATCTGGGGGTGTAATATGCAGATTGAAGTTTATAGAATGGAAGCTGCGGAGGACGCCCTCACGATTACCCTTGAGGCTGTCTGCGACACCTTTTCCTCGCTGCTATGGGATATTGAATACTACAAATGCGGCAGTTTTGAGGTGTATATCGCTGCAAACCCGCAGAACATTGAAATTTTCCAGACCGGCAGAATCGTCGGTCGTGATGACGATAATCAGCACTTCGGCATCATTGAATCTGTGCTTATAAATACAGATATTGAAAACGGCGACTACCTGACAGTGCGTGGTCGTTTTTTGATGTGCCTGCTGGAACGGCGCATCATTCACCCGACATACAACGTTACAGCGGCAAAGGCATACAGCGAGATCGTCCGGGAGGTCGTGACGCAGAATGCGCTGCTCACGGACAACCGCAGGATTCCGGGGCTTTCCCTTGGAACGGTTACCGGCGCTTGCTGGGAGCTGACTGCTACACTCCAGATCAGTTATGCAAACCTCATGGACTGGGTGTATACGATCTGCGAGAAGCTCGGCGGCACGGCAAATATCCGGCTGGTGAAAAGCAGCGGTGAGCAGTACCGCATGGTATTTGATTTATCGGAGGGCGCTGACCGCTGCATTATGCAGGAGGATAATCCGCATATTATCTTCTCTGACGCATACAGTAATCTGCTCTCGTTCAGCTATGCGGAGGACAGCAGCGTCCAGAAGAATTTTGCCTATATCTTCGGTCAGGGCAAGGGTGATGAGCGCAAGCGCACCACATATTGTGACGGCGATGAGCCGACCTATCTTGACCGCTATGAAGTGTATGTGGATGCGGACGATATTTCCGAGACAGAGCAGGTCGAGGGAGAAACGATCCCGATTCCGAAGGAGAAGTATATCGAACTGCTGAAAACAAGAGGCTCGGAACGGCTGGTGCTGCCGAAAACCGCATCAGAGTCGGACATCGCTGCGCACAACACACAGTATGTGTACAACCGCGATTATTTCGTCGGCGATTATGTTACTGTGCAGCACCGACGCTTTGGCATGATGCAGCCGCAGATACAGCTCATCGGCATGATTGAGGGCTTCGACCAGAACGGGCGCAGCCTGACACCAACTTTCAAGGAGGCATGATATATGGCTTTTTACAGCGGATTTTTCAATTCAAATGGGCTCGACCGCACCTATACGGCGGAGGACTTCACGAGCTACCTCTCCAGCATCATCTGCAACGGTATTCTTGACACCTACGGGCAGAACTTCAAGCTGACAGCGGCGAACAGCGGTCTTGGTGTGGTTCTTGGTACCGGTAAAGCGTGGATCGACGGACACTATTTTATCAACGATTCCAGATATGTAATCGACCTCACATCGTATCAGGACGAGTCTTTGCCGAGATATGTCGGTATTGCAATCTATCTTGACACAACAGAATCTGTTCGCAGTGTTTCTCTCAGGCTATTCGCCGGAACCCCGGCAGAGAATCCGTCGCTTCCGTCCATTCCACAGGATGAAAATCATGTCCGCCTTTTGATGTATGCGGTACGTATGAATCCGGGAGCCACACGAATTACAGAGAATGACTGGTACGACTACCGCGAGGACAAGAATGTCTGCGGCTATTGTAAGTGCATTCTCGGCAAGTGTAAGGTCACGGAACTGATGTCGCAGATGGCGCAGCTTATCGCGGAGGTGCAGGAAAACAACGAGACCATTGCAGAGCTGACAAATAAAGTTGAGGAGCTTGAGGCGGAGGTTGAGGATATTGGTGACATTGTCGCTGTCGGTCAGTGCGGTGAAAACATCTTCTATGCACTGTACTCCAACGGCAAACTGCTCCTGAAGGGTACCGGAGATATGTATGATTACGATTCTCCGCTCAGTCCGACCGGTAATGACTCTCCGTTCTTCAATAATCAGGATATTAAAAATGTGATTGTATCCAACGGCATCACGGATATTGGCGTATATGCATTCCGTTACTGCGATGCTCTTGAAACCGCATCACTGCCGGGAACGCTGACAAAAATCAGCGATTTTGCCTTTTATCCGCATCCTGATGATATGGCAACTCCGACAATTACACACGGTCTGACAGAGGTCACAATTCCAAGCAGCGTGACGGAAATCGGTTATTGTGCTTTTGCATACAACAGGCTCACAACACTGACAGTTCCGAGAACAGTAACAACCATCGGAGAACGTGTCTTTGCTGCTTGCTCAAACCTGACGACAGTTCGCTATGAAGCGCCTGTTATTAATGAGTTCATGTTCGTCAACTGCAATCATCTTGAAAATGTAACGCTTGCAAGGACAGTGACGGAGATCAAATCGCACTGGATCAATTACTGCCGTTCTCTGACTGAAATCACATACGAGGGCAGTCTGGCGGACTGGGCAGCAATCAGAAAGGGTGGCAATTGGGACGCTCATGCCGGTTCTATCAGCACGACAAATCTCACGAGAATCAACTGCCTTGACGGATATATGCAGTATAATTCTGAAACAGGAGAATGGACGGAGGTGCATGAATAATGTGGAAATTTCTTGTAAAGAACCAGAGCATTGAGATTCTGGAGCGCGAGGTGCTGGCGGATCATCAGATTCAGTATGTGCAGTTCCGGTTCACCTTTGACGGTGACTGGCGGCGCTTTCATAAGGTCGTGCAGTTCACGCAGTGTGACGAAACTTATAACATCGTCCTCGGCATGGATGGCACATCTCTGTATCTGCCTGCGGAGCTTCATGTCGGCGCGGCAAAAATGTCCGTGTTCGGCTATGATACCGAAAGCGATACGACTGTTCGTGCAACGACTGTGCCAGTCACGCTGAATATCCGTCCTTCCGGCTTTGTGGGCGATGACGAACCGCCCATTCCGCCGACGCCTGATCTGTATGCGCAGCTTCTGAAGAAGATTGAAGAAGCGGGACACGGCGCTGACGGCAAGTCCGCTTATGAGATCGCTGTCGAGCATGGGTATGTCGGCACGGAAACCGAGTGGCTTGCATCGCTCAAAGGTGAGCCGGGTGAAACACCGGATATGTCTGAATACCCGAAAACATCAGAAGTCACAATCATGATCGAGCGTGAGATCGAGGCGGCGACCGGAGATTTTCATTCTCATGCGAACAAGGCAACACTTGACTCACTGACACCAGAGCTTCTGACGGAGCTTCAGGGCTTGCAGCAGTTTGAGGACAGCACGATTTATGATATTCAGACGATCAATGAGGAACTGCTGACGCTGAATGCGCAGCGACATACGCATAACAACAAGGATGTGCTGGACAGTATCACACAGGAAATGCTTGACGGTATCGCAAGCGCAGCGAGACAGGCGCATTCACATCACAATATGACCACGCTGAACGGCATCACGGATTCCCATGTTGAACGTTGGGAATTGGCGTATACCAGTGCTATGAACCTCAATGAGCGCGTAGGCGTGAATGAGGGTGTATTCGAGCGCTTCAAGACAGAGATTCTCTATGATATGCAGGGATGCAGGACTTCCATTTCGGATATCCTTACCCGCCTGTCTGCCGTGGAGACTGAACTATCCGGCGTGGAGACCGCACTTGCGGCAATCGTGGAGGTGACGACATGAGCATTGCAAATTATCTGATAGCGCTGGATGCGCAGCGCGATCAGCTTGCCCGGAATCTTACGGCAATGGGTGTTCAGGCATCCGAGAGTGAAAAGCTGAATACCCTCGTGCCGAAGGTGCTGCAAATCCCGTCCGGCAGACCGGAGATCACTCTGTTTCAGTCCGGCAATGATGCTCTTGCCACCTACGGTGAGAGCATCTACACCTTTTATATTGACGGCTACCGCAGCCTTGCGGGATTCGCCGATGTATACCCGTATTTCTGCTGCGCTGACAACGGCTATGCGATCTACTATAACCAGCCCGACTTTAACTGGGGCGCTACCATTTACACGATGTGTATCACTCCGGTACGCATCACGCCTGCAAAGAAGATTCTGCTCACCTATAAGTGCGGCAATACCGAAAGCGGCGAGATGTGGCTGGTACGCAAGAGCAGTCAGCAGATGTCCGCTGCGGAAACTGCCCGGTATATCCACGAGAAGATCACCGGCGGCGAGGCTATTTCCGTTCCGTTCGGCTGGCTTTTCACCGTGGACAACTATGTTGCCGTTCTGCACGACTGCGGCAGTGTATCTGCCGACGACTATTATCTCGCGTGGAAGGCGGTAACGGACAATACACATCCGATGATCAGAACGGTCAAGATACTGGAGGTGACAACATGAAAGGAAGTATTTGTACGGTGATCGGTGCGATCGGCGGCGGAATCGCAGCGCTTTTCGGCGGCTGGGATTCCGCACTGGTGACGCTCATCATCTTCATGGGCATTGATTTTGCAACCGGAATGATTACCGGCGCAATGGGCAAGTCCAAACACAGCAAGACCGGAAAGCTGAACAGCAAGGCTGGCTGGTACGGGCTTGCGAAGAAGTGCAGTATCCTGATGCTCATTATCGTGGCGGTGCGTCTGGATATTCTTCTCAATACGAATTATGTGCGTGATGCTGTCTGCATTGCGTTCTGCGTGAACGAGCTGCTCTCTATTGTAGAGAACACCAGTCTCATGGGTATTCCGTATCCGCCTGCACTGAAAAACGCCATTGAGGTGCTGCAAAAGCAGACCGGCAGAAAGGATGATAACGATGATTAAGACCTACAGCTATACAGATAACACGCAGCTTTCTCCGCACTTCAATGCGCAGGAGTTCCGCTGCAAGTGCGGCAAGGCACATGATTTTCAGATCGATGATGATCTCATCACCAAACTGGAGGCACTCTTTTCTAAGCTGAACTGCTCTAAGATCATCGTCACCAGCGGCTTCCGTTGTGCTGCTCATGATAAGGCAGTCAAGGGCAGCGGCACGGGACAGCATACACTCGGCAAGGCAGCGGACATCTGCTGCTACGGGCAGGACGGACAGCCCATCAGCAGCAAGACCGTCTGCTGCAAGGCGCAGGACACCAGCTTCACCGGAATTGCAAATATCACTGCCGCTTACATCTATACACACGTCGATGTACGTTCCGGCGGCAAGTGGTACGGTGATGAGGTTCACGGCAACAGCTCTGTGACCGATGATTTCTATAAATACTTCGGAGATGATGGTATGAAGGGCATCGACGTCAGCGTTCACAACGGCAAGATCGACTGGCAGAAGGTCAGAACTGGCGGCATTGAGTTTGCGATTCTCCGCGCAGGATACGGCAGGCTGGCATCGCAGAAGGATGATCGTTTTGAGGAAAATTATGCGGGTGCAAAGGCTGCCGGTATTCCGATCGGTGCTTACTGGTACAGCTATGCCATGAGCGAGGACGAGGCTCGTCTGGAGGCTGATGTGTTCCTGTCCGTCATCAAAGGAAAACAGTTCGAGTTCCCGGTATATTTTGATCTGGAGGAGAAGAAGCAGTTTGACCTCGGTAAGGAGAAGGTGTCGGCGATCATGCGGGCGTTCCTCGAAAGAGTCGAGGCAGCGGGCTATTTTGTCGGTCTGTACGGCTCTGCGTCCTCTCTCAAGACACATACCGCCGATGACATCAAATCCCGCTACACGATCTGGCTGGCGCACTGGTGTGACCAGACGAATTACAGCGGCGCATACGGTATCTGGCAGCATTCCGAGAAAGGCAGAGTGAATGGCATCAACGGCAATGTTGATCTTGACATCTGCTATAAGGATTTCCCGACCATTATCAAGGGTAAGGGGCTGAATGGATACGGCAAGGAGAAAGCCCTGACAAATCCGCCTGCACCTGTTTCGGATGACGGCATCACAGTAGAAGTCACTGTTGACGGCAAGAAGTACAGCGGAAAACTGAATAAGGCGTGA